TTCTATGCCGCCGGTCACGCCGGTGAGGTGTTCCCGGTCGCGTTGTCCGGCGGGCTGACGGCGGCGGTGTCGATGGCCGGCGGCCAGTGGCTGTCAGATTCAGACACCGGGCCGCTGGCAGCAGTCGCGATGGGAGCCGCCACACTGGCCGGCAGCGTGCTGCCAGCGATCCCGTACGCGTTCACCCGCACCCCGGCCGCCCCGGTGCTGTCTGTGGCGCTCTGCGGGCTGGTGGCCTATGTGGTGGCCCGCCTGCGGCCGCATCGCCAGCATCCGCACCTCGAAACCTTCGGCATCCTGACCGTGATCCTGGCGGTTTCGGTTGCCTGTCTGCTGATCCTGCCCGGAGGGTCTTGAATGGGTCACTGGCTGCTGCATCTGTGGTACATGCTGTCGGGCGCGGACAACGAAGCCGGCCCGACGTACGGCACCTGGTCAGGGATCGCCGGCGCGACCGCGTGTTTCGCCTGGTTCCCGGCCGGGATGCTGTTGTACCGGCACCACAACTGTCACGAACCCTGGTGCCCGAGGATCGGCCGGCACACAGTCGGCGGGACACCGTTCCGGGCGTGCCGCCGACATCATCCCGAGCTCGCCAGCCAGCCCAAGCCGAAACGCGGGCACATGACTGAAGCGTGGGACCGGGCGCGGGCCCGGTGAAACCAGCCTGGATCGCCGCCGCCGCCGGAACAGTTCTGGCCGCTGGCGCTGTCGCCTACTCGGCTGTCGAGCATGTTCCGGTCAGCACCAGCTTGTACTGGGCGGTCGAAACCGGGACGACAGTCGGCTATGGCGACATCACCCCCCGCACCAGCGCTGGCCGGCTGGTCGCGTTGCTGGTGATGCTGACCGCGATCCCGCTCATGGGCGCGTTGTTCGCCGCGGTCACCAGCGCGCACCTGGCCCGCCATCACCATCTTGACGAACTCCGGTCGACGGTCGAGAAAGCGCACCGGATCGCCGCCGACACTTACCGGCATCACACCGGCCAGGACCATCCCGACGCACCCTGACTGTCTCCTGGAGGACTGTCACCATGCCGATCATCCGCAGCAAGTTCCGTACGCATGTCCTCGCCCAGCTGGCCGAGATCCGCACCAGCCAGGCTGAGATCCTGGCCCGCCTGGACAACCTCGCTTACCAGGCAGGCGGGCTGGCGAAGGCGTCGACGGCGACGACGATCCTGAACCAGCTGGCCGGCCTGGGCGCGCTGCTCGGCGACGACCAGGAAGTGACGCAGGAAGTCGTCGTCCATCTGAACGGCCTGGACGGCAAAGTCGACTTGCTGACCAGCTCGGTGTCGCATCTGGCGGCCGCCGCCCAGATCGTCCTCAGCCAGCCCGCCGCCGGCCCGGCGGAAACACCGGCGCCTGCGACTGAGCAGGCGTCTGCGGCACCGCAGGCGCGGCGGCGCGGCGCGCCCAGGTGAACCTGTTTCCGTGGCTGTGGGCGCACTGGTGGCCGCGTCTGTGGCCCGCGCTCGCCGGCGGCGGCGCCAGCCAGGTGATCACTTACTTCAAGCTGAAGGCCCGGATCGAAGCCCATCACCTGGCGCAAGACATCCGGGCGCGCCGGCTCGCCGGCGAAACCCGCGCTCACGCCGACCAGCTGGCCGCCGAACTGGCAGCCGGGCACAGAAAGCTGGCTGACGACCTGGCGGTTCTGGCCGAAACGATCCGTTCTGTCATGCGACACCGAGAGGACTCCCCGTTATGCGTGGCTGTGACTTTGCCTGGGGTGTGCGCCCGGGCCAGGAACGCGTCTTCGCGAAAGCGCTGAAGGCGGCAGGGTTCGGGTTCGTCGTCCGGTACCTGTCCGCCGACCCGACCAAGAACCTGACCCGCGCCGAAGTGGCGGCGTACCAGGCGGAAGACCTGGCCATCGTCACCGTCTACGAAGACGCCGCTGACGCGATGCTCGGCGGGGTGGCCACCGGCACTGAACAGGCGCGCCGGGCCAAAGCCCAGCTGGAGGCGCTGGGCGCACCCGAGCACGCTCCCGTTTTCTTCGCCGCCGACTTCCAGGTCACCCCCGAGCAGATGCCGGCGGTCGACGCTGCGCTGGACGCGACCGCGTTCGTGCTGTCCGAAACGCTGAACGGCATCTACGGCAGCTATGCGACGGTGTCGAAAGCCCAGCACGTCGCCTACCGGTGGCAGACGCTGGCCTGGTCAGCCGGGGTGTGGAACCCGAAAGACGTCCTCGAGCAGACCGGTGTCGCCAGCGGCGTGACCGACGGAGTCCAGTGGGATCTGGACGAGTCGAAAACACCGGACTTCGGCCAGTGGAAATGGCCGAAGTCTGCCGTCAGCCCTTCGCTGCAGCTAGGGTCGTCGGGCCCGGCGGTCACCGCTCTTCAGGCCAGGCTGAACAGCCTGGGCGCCAGGCCGAAGCTCACGGTCGACGGCTTGTTCGGACCGGAGACTGAAGCGGCGGTCAAAGCGTTCCAGAAAGCTCACCACCTGGTTGCTGACGGCATCGCCGGGCCGTTGACAACCGCTGCTCTGGACGCGCCGGCGCCGAAGAAGCCGTCGCCAGTCAAGAAGGCTGCCGCGGCGACGGCGGCCGTGGTGGTGATGAAGCCCGCAGCTATAGTCGCGGCGACGGTAGCGAAGGAGCCGGTGATGACGGCGGCGGGCGCGCAGGCGACGCTGGCGGCAGTGATCGGCTGGTGGGCGAAGAACGCCGGGTTGCATCTGACGGTGACCCAGCAGCACGCCGCGCTGGTGATCGTCACCGCGCTCGCGGGCGCGGCCGCGGCCGCGGTCACCCGCCCGGCCCGGGTGACCGTGTTCTTCACCGCCCTCGGCACTGCGGCGACCGCGGCCGGGGCGTTCGGGTTGCACATCTCGCCGCAATGGCTGGCGGCGGAAGCGCCGGTGGTGGCGTTGTTCGCTGGCGGGCTGTTGCGAGCGCATGTCTCGCCGGCGACGGTCGTCGCCGCGGTCAAGACAGCGACAGCGAAGGCTTCCGCCGGGTAGCCTGAACGCGCTGTCACCGGGTACAACTGAACCGGCCCGCCCCCTGTGATGGGGGGCGGGCCGGTTCTTTTTGCGTGCCCTCACTACCGTCCGGCGGCCGCACGTTATGACCCGCGAAACGACAGCACTTCCACCCTCATGCAGATGCCCCTCTCGCGATGCGCCGACGACGCTCCCACCAGTGCTCACGACGGAAGCTAATGAAGCCGGGCGACCTGGGTGCGATCGGGCCAGTGCTTACCCACGCCCGGCCGCATTCGCACTCCCAGACGGTGCCCTTCGGGTACAGCCGCGCATCCGGAGGGTAGGCGCGGCGCATGCCGTCCGGCAGGGGCGCCATCATGGGGGACAAGCCCACGGGTACATCTGCGCCGGGCTCGCTGTAAGTCCAGCCAGGCGCGCAGTGGTGGCGTTGCGCGGGCGTAGCCACGATCTGACCGCTCATCCCTCTACCTGCTGGGTGGCGTCGTGCGAGGTCGTCTTGGTGTATTGGTTCCTCCGGCTGTCTGGTTACGGGCACGGCACTGCGGCCGGGGTGAACTGGCTGTAGGTCCAGCGGCCGAATCCGTCCGGGTAGCCGAGCCGCAGAGTCGTCCCCCGGGTGGTGATGAACGACACGCTTTCCAGCGGCTGGATCGTCAGCGGCTGCCCGTACCGGCGCCAGTGACCGTCTTTCAGCCGGGTCGACGCGTAGAACGTCACCGCCGGGCCGTCCAGGCTGGTGACCTGCCAGCGCCGGTGACTGTAGCTGCCGCAGGCGCGGGTGGCGGCCAGCACGTTCGGCTGGATGCCGGGGACCAGCTGCTGCCCGTCCCAGGTGAACGACTCGATCACCGCGGTGTACGACGCCGGCTGGCTGGCGTCAGCGACCAGGTACGCCGTCTTCAGCCCGCCCAGGCCGTGGATGTAGGTCTGGACCTGCGCCCAGGTGGCGTCGTAGCTGTTCGGGCTGGTGCCGAGAGACCAGCAGATCCCGCCGGCCGGGTCGGCGCACAGCGACGGGTCCGGGTAGCCGGTCGCGTCGTTGCCGACTGAATCCGGGCCGATCTCGGGCGCGAGCTCCAGCCGGGGCGTGCCGGATCCGTAGCCGAGGACGGTCATCGCCGGAGGCTGGGTGGTGGCGATGTCCCGCCGGGCGCCGGTGACAGTGACGGTGACGCTGCTGATGCTGGAATGGATTGCCATCAGCAGCGACGGATGGTTGGTGCCGGTGTTCCAGTTCGCTTCGGCGTATCCGGTGCCCGGGTTGATCGTCAGGCTGTAGCCGGGTGCGGTGGCCGCGTTCGTGGCCTGGACGAACGCCAGAGTGACGGACGCGACGATGGCGAGGACGGCTGCGGCGAAGGCAGCGAGAGCGGCGAGCTTGTTGCGCGCGGGCTGGCGATGCACCTTGTTTGCTTCCTTTCAGGTAGGTCAGTAGTGCGGGTTAGCGGGGGCGGATGAGGTTGCGTGCTTGCGCTGCCCAGAACCAGACCGGGTCGGATCTGGCGGCAACAGGGATTTCCAGCGGGCGGGTGTCGATGATCCGGAAGCTGGCCAGGAACGGGAGACAGAACACCGGGTCGCTGACGCGGGCGCGGACCGCGGCTTCGCATTCAGGGCAACAGCGGACATGGTCCAGCTCGGCGACGTCGCCCAGGCCGAGCCAGGTCAGCGCGAACCCGAGCAGTTCCGCGGTGCCGTACAAAGCCTGGCGGGTTTCCTCGAGTTCGACGGCGACGTCTTCCAGCAGTTCGCATGTCTGCTGGTGCTGGTCTCGTTCACGTTCGTACGCTCTCCGGATTGTGCTCACCGGGCGGTCCGGAGCGACAAGCCGGCGGTGCGCCGGACTTCAGCCTGAAGCCGTCGCAGAGCGGTCAGCGCTTGATCGAGCGGCCGGATCGCTGTCGCCGGCCCGTACGTCGCGGCGGCGGCGACGGCAGCGTCCAGGCCGGCCAGGAACTTGCTGTAGAAGTGACGCGGGTCGGCGCACACCGGGATCAGGGACTGGCGGGCGGTGAACACGGCGGCTATCACCCGGGACGCTTGCACGCCGGTGGTCTTGCCGGTGGTGAACGGCTGGATGGCCTGGTCGACGCCGGCGAGCGCGCGGCCGCCTGCACCCAGTTTCCAGGCGCTGGCTTGCCCGGTGCACGCTGTCGCGGCAGCGACTTTCACCGGCTGGGCCGGTGACCGGGCTGGTGAGGGAGACGACGAGAGGGACGGGCGGCTGGCCGGGGCGGGGAACGGTGACGCGCATCCGGCGACCAGCAGCGCGCTGGCCAGGACGGCGGCGAGAGCTTTCAGCATGGCTGGTTAGTCCTCCGGTGACAAGGCGTACTGGATCGCCGGCGCTGGTTGTGTGATCGTGCTGGCCGGCCCGGGTGCGGTAGCGATCCGGACGGTGCTGGCGGCCAGGACGCCGGCCATCCGGCCGGTGATCGCGCACGCTGCCCCCAGCAGCCAGGGCCAGGGTCCGTGCTGGTACGCCGGGGCGGCGCACGCTAGCGCCAGCGCGGCGGTGAACGACACCCCGTATCCGGCGATCCGGCCGGTTCTGGACCTGCGCCGATGCTGCGGTGACATGTTGCGCTCCTTCAGGGTTGGGCTGGCACGGTGACGCCCGCGGCTCTAGGGCGGCACGGGCGCCACCGCAAGCTAGTCAGACCGGTCGAACCATTCGGCGAGTTCGCTGCCTGACGGCAGCACAGAGCGAACAGGCTTGCGCTGGCGGCGGGACGTCAGCACGCTGGCCAGCCGCCGGCGCGCGACCGTCAGCCGGCCCGGCTGGGGCGCTGGCGGCGCTGGCGGCACCCGCCGGATCTCGACGGTGTCTTCCATCCAGGGCGGTATCGGCCTGGTCGGGACGGTTTCACCGTCCGCGGTCATCGACACCATCTGTTCGACTCGTTCAGCGACCCGCTCGGGATGCAGCACCCGGCTGACGGCCTGGCGGCGCTGGGCTGACGGCATGCCGCGCCGGACGAGCACTACCTGCTCGCCGTCCATGCTGGCGTGGATCGCTTCGGCGGCCAGCTGGTCGGCCCACACGATCCGGATGACGACGGCGTCCTGGTCGAAGCTCATGAAACTGGCTCCAGAACATCTTCACGACGGTGGTCAGGGCAGATCCGGATTTCCCGGCCGCCGGGGGTCAGGCCGAGGACTTGCCAGAGACAGCCGTCGATGTCGAATGTCTTGAGGCAGGCGGCGCACCGTTCGCCGGCGAGCACCGCCGCGGACAGCCCGTCAGCGCAGATCGTCGGGTGGACTTCCAGGACGACTGTCCCCTGGTCGCCGTAGGGCACCCGGACGTCGGTGACGTGTGTCTCCGGCGCGGCTCGCAGCTGGTGCCATACCGTCTCGTAGGTCTTGACGACGGCGTGGTTGCGGGTGGTGGTCCGGTGGAACGTGATCGCGTCCCGCAGCGCGTCCAGGATGACGGACATCGGGATCAGGTCCGGGATCCCGGCGGGTGGCTGCGGGTCGCTGGCGGCTGGTTCGGCGGTCATGCTGCGACCGTCCTCACGAACACGATCCCGCCGGAGTTACGCAACACGGCGTCGGCCAGCTCGCTGCCGGTGATCAGCCCCCGGCGGTACGCCCGGCCGTATCGTTCCAGATGGGTGAACGCCGGGCCGCATTCCGGCCGCCAGCAGAAACCGCATTCAGCCTGCCGGGCGAGCGCGTCGACTTCGCGCGGAGAACGGACGGCAGGGCGGGAAGAATCAGCCACTTCGTGAACCCTCCCTAGGGGTGATTGCCTTGTGCTGCTGATGGTGCGTTGCCCTGTCAACGCCTGAACTGTCCTGGCACATCGCCCGTTGGGAGCCTGTGTCAGAGTAACGACAGGTATTAGACGCCTACCTGTAACAGTCCGGCTACGCCTTGATGTAACAACTTGGCAAAGCTTCGTGTCACGATGCTCCGCTGGATAGCGCAGAACAGTGCAGGTCACTGCAACCCCGCAGGCGATACGGTGACCATCGTCTCGTTTTCGAGAGGCGTGCCGTCTGGCTTGAGCCCCAGCGACGCCAGCAAGTCGATCTTCCGGACCTTCTTCTCCCGGCCGACCGGCAGTGTCCGGAACGGGAGTTCGTTGTCGCGGTCCATCACGTACGCCCGGCTTCTGCCGATACCCCAGGCGCGCGCTGCGGTAACCAGGGACATGACTGCTGGCAGTTTCAGGATCTCGTCTACGGTCATCGCCTCGACAGCCATAGCCGTCAACCTCCGAACTGGCGCGAGATCGTCCGTCTGGTTCCGTCCGACCCCAGTCCTACGCTGTTCTGCGTTATTCTGCGGTAAGCTGTCGTCGATGTCAAACAGGGCCAGCACGCCCGGCGCGCCGGGGTTACCATCGGCGGCAAGCCGGACCATGACGGGAGCGCACCATGAGAGACCCGGTCTACAAACGCTGCCTGTGCCGTGAGGACGGCCGCGAGCTCGGCGCCAGCTGCCCCCGGCTGAAGCGCAAAGACGGCTCCTGGAACCCGAAACACGGCTCCTGGTACTTCTCGCTGGAACTGCCGAAAGGCGCGGGCGGGACACGCCGGCGCCGGCTGCGCCGCGGCGGGTACGACAGCCGCGAAGACGCCTTCGCCGCCCTCGATGAAGCACGCCGCCAGCTGGAACACGGCGCGGACCCGTCAGTCCGGATCACCGTGGGGGAGTACCTGGAAAGCTGGATCCGGCGCCGTGTCGACCTGAAGCCGACGACTGCCCGGAACTACGGCCTGGTCGTCAGCACGTACCTGCTGCCGTTGCTCGGCCACCTCGAGCTGGCCCGGTTGCAGACCGGGGATGTCGCAGACATGTTCGGCGTGATCCGCGGCTGGAACGACCAGCTGGCCGCCGGCGAGCGGGTGCGCAAATACCAGCGGCACGTCGGGCCGGCCGCGATGCAGCGGATCCGGGCCACACTGCGGGTGGCGCTCGCCGACGCCGTCGACGAAGGGCTGATCAGCTTCAACCCGGCAGTCCGGGTCCGGATGGAACGCGAAACCGCGCGCAAACCAGTGATCTGGACCGCTGAACGGGCCAGCGTGTTCTGGGCCGTCTACCAGCAGGCAGTCGAAGCCGAGCCGATGGGCCGCGGCGACCGGGCGTTCCGGGTCTGGAGCCGGATGGACCTGCGGCCCGCGCCGGTGATGGTCTGGACCCCGGCGGACATGGGCCGGTTCCTGGATCACGCTGGCGGGCACCGGCTGGCGACCTTGTTCGAGCTCGTCGCCGCCACCGGGATGCGCCGCGGTGAAGCGTGCGGGCTGCGGTGGGAAGACGTCGACCTGGATAACGGGATGCTGTCGATCGGGCGGGCCCGCGTCCAGGTCGGCTGGCAGGTCGTCGACCAGGACCCGAAATCGGAAGCCAGTAAACGCGAGGTCGCGATCGCCGGTCATGCGGTGACCGCGCTGCGGGCCTGGCGCAAGCAACAGCTGGCGGACCGGCTGGCGTGGGGGAGTGACTACACCGAAACCGGGCTGGTGTTCACCCGCGAGGACGGCAAACCCTGGCATCCGGATGCGGTCACCGAGGCGTTTGAACGGCTGGCGTTCGGTGCCGGGCTGCCGCCGGTCAAGTTGCACGGGCTACGGCACGGGTGGGCGACGTACGCGGTAGCCCAGGGTGTCGACATCAAGCTGGTGCAAGCCGGGCTCGGGCATTCGACCAGCCGGCTGACCCGCGACACCTACACCGGTGTCCTCAGCGACCAGGCAAGGGAAGCGGCCGAGAAGGTCGCCCAGATCATTCCGCGCCGGGGACGTGACCATGGCTGACCGGACGATCACGCTGCTGGAGGCTGACGACCGGCGCTGGCTGGCCGACTACCTGACCGGCGTCCTGGTCGACGCCGCCACGCACCGGTCAGAGCGCGACGGGTGGGACACCAGCCCGGACGGCGAGCCCGAGCTGGCATGGATCACTTTCGAACGCGGCCAGATGCTCGCTGCCGTCAACCAGCTTCGCCGCGGCCGCGGCCTGCCCCCTGTCGCTGCCGTCGATCTGCTGCCGGTCGAACGGTCAGCGCAAGGCCACAGCGACTATGCCCGCCAGTACGCGTTCGGGTGCGCCGAGCTCGTCCTGGGGTTGTGTCGGCCGCAGATGACATGATGATTGCGAGGTCGATGTATGCCAACGCTCTGGAACCGGACGACCTCCGCAAAAACTGGCAGATGAGCGCGGTCTGGCCTCGTACCGTGAACGGGGCACAAGATCGTTAGTCCAGGAGGCGGATCGTGAGCAGTCAGCCGTTCGAAGGCTGGGCGATCGTCGAACTGATGGGCCATCGCAGGCTCGCCGGATTCGTCACCGAGCAGACTCTGGCCGGTGTCGGCTTCCTGCGCCTGGACATCGTCGGCAAGCAGACGAAAGTCGATGAAGACGACGGGCCGGACGTCGCGCTGCACGGCGGTTTCGAGGGCGGCGTGACACAGTTCTACAGCCCGTCCGCGGTGTACTGCATCACGCCGACGACGCAGGACATCGCGGTCACGCTGGGCCGCCGCTCGGCGCCAGCGCCGGTCAGCCGGTACGAACTGGAGCCGGCCAGGTCCACCGTCGTGGACGACGACCACATCGACGACGACGACTAGGGTGATCACTAGTTCCAGGAGGCGGAGCATGCGGGAACCGGCGAAGACTCCGGTTGACATCGGGCAGGTAGCGTACGAAGCGTACGCCGATCACGTCAGCTGGCGGTCAGTCCGCGGCGAGCCGTTGCCCGGGTACAGCCAGCAAGCGCCGCGAATCCGGAACGCGTGGCGGGTCGCGGCCGAAGCCGTGCGCGGCCTGGTTCTGCCGGAACTGCGATGGCCCCGGGGGGAGACCTCATGGACGATGACTCGCGACGCGTGGGTGCGGTCAGCTACCGACCAGCAAATCGGAGCGGTCATCGCTGCTGTCGCCGCCGGTAGCCGCCTGGACGAGAACGAGGGCGACCGGACCGAGCGGAACGAGACGATCTTGTGGTTGTCGACGCGCGGCGAGCAAGGTTGCGAATGGGGCCACGCTGGCAATCCTGCGCGGGACGTCGGCGGCTGGTGCGACCCGGTGGACACGACTGACGCAGGTCCGGATGGTCCCTCTTTGGTCTCTCAAGCTGGCGGCCCGGAGGCTGGGGAGTAAACGGCAGGTTCGCTTGCGCAGGTCACAGCGATCTGACGGGAGCCGGTGAACAGATTCGAACTGTTGACCTGCCGTTTACAAGACGACGGGATTCCGGATCGTTTCGAGCCGGGCCGGTTCGTTATACGTTGAACCGCGCTTGAATGCGCTGGTCAAGGCCACATGCGCGCGCTGGTTTCCACCAGGACGGCGCTGGTTGTTCCAGCCCAGTCCGGAACTGGCGGCCTCTCACGGGACTCTCTCAGCCCGCAACTGCCAGGGCCCGTCCGCGGCGCGGAGCGAGCCCTGGAGCGACGGTCAGGCCTTGCGCCAGGTGACCACAGGCCAGCCGTAGCGGCCGCAGTGCAGACGCCGGGACCGGTGGCCGCATTCGACCCGGTACACGTACGACCCGTCGGCCGCGTCAGCGACAGCGACACCGACGCCGCGGAACTCCAGCGGCTTGCCTTCGGTGGCGGTCCGGCCGGCCATCCAGACGACGTACTTGGCAGCCAGGTAGCTCGCCTCCAGGAACCGGGTCTCGCTGGTCTGGTCCTCGACGTCAGCGAAGAACTGCTCCAGCCGGGCGATCATGCCGGTCGGGCTGTCCGGGTAGCCGTCGCTGTTGACGTAGACGTTGGCCATCGGCTGGCCGTTCTCGGTGAAATGGACGTTGGCGTGTGTCGCCATCAGGGACCTCCCAAGGTTTGCCGTTGTCATGTAGACAAGCCTACGGCAAGCCCGTAACCTCAGCAACACGTTTACGCGACGTTTTCTGGCGGGACCGGGTCGGGCTCTAGGGCCCGCCCCGGCGCGCGGAGCGGGCCCTAGAGCGATCACACGTAGTCGAACGAGGCGTTCACCCGGACTGTGGCGTAGCGCGCGTCCAGCAGGTCCGGATACACCGCCAGCTCGGCCGCCTTGTTCAGCGCCGCCCGCGTCGCTTCCTCCGCGGTGTCAGCGGCCACCATCTGTGATGGCAAGACGATCTTGACGGTGATCGGCTTGTCGTCCGGTTCGGGACGGTACTCGATCTCGATGTCGGTCTTCCAGAAAGCCATCGTCAGGTTCCTTTCTCGCGTCTGGTTGTGGTTGCGGCCCGCCCCGGCAGGAGGTCCGGGGCGAGCCGCAAGATCATCCCCCGGGTTACCGGAGCGCGCCTGCGGTCCGGCGGCCGACGCCCGTGCCGCCCAGGTTCGCCCGCTGGCCGGCGGCGTGGCCGTCCCGGTAACCGGAGCCGCTGTAGGTCACCCGCGCCGTGCGGGTCGTCGGGTACGCCCGCTTGGCCTCCTGCTGGATCGCCAGCGACCGGTCAGCCAGGACAACCGCCGTGCTGACCGACCCGGTCTCACGCGGTTCGCGCTCGGACTCGGCCGCCGCCGCCTGCTCGGCCTGCCGGACCCGGGCGATCACCGCGCTGGAGAAGCCGAGCATCCAGGACCGGCGCCAGGCCTTCGCCCGCCCGCCCGAGCCGGGCACGAACTGGCGGGCCAGCCCGTGAGCCATCTGAAGCAGCACCGACGTGTACAGCAGGTCCAGGCGCTCCAGGTCGGACTGGTAGGCGAAAACGTGTATCCGGACGGAACCGGACCCTGGCCGCGTCGGCAGCATGATCGCCTGTCCGCGGAACGCGCGGGCGAGGCCGCACAGCAGGTGCGCCTTCACCCGCGCCCACGGGTTGTCCAGGTCGAACATCCGGCTGGCCGGCCGGTCAGTGTCGGGCTGGCTGGCGGCGAGGCGGGCCCGGTCGATGCCGTACTTGGCCATCAGTTCAGCCGCCTTCGCCGTCAGCGCTTCCGCCTCGGGCGGGGTGCAGGCCTCGTCCTCGGCTTTGGCCAGCAGCTTGCGGACACGGTCCAGCAGGCGGGACTCGGCTTCCATGTTCAGCGTGGTCATCGTGGGGGTTCCTTCCTCGGTTTGGTGTTGCCGGGTTGCGGGGTCTGTCTGGTGGTCCGATCGGCTGCCCAGGCGCCGGGGAAGTGACGACTGGGCAGCCTCCTCGATCCGGTCAGGCAGCGTCAGCGGCCGCGCGCGCCTCCTGGCGCTTCTGGCACGCCGCCTCGCTCTTGCAGGTCCGGCGCTTCTGGGGGCGCTTGAAGTCGAACCCGCACTTGATGCAGTGGGTGACGTGCTCGTCGTCGGCGGCGGGCTGGTCCGCGGCAGGCGCGGGCTGGTCGCCGGCGGGCGGGGTGGCGCACTCGGCGTCGTGCTCGGCCTGCGCCGTCTCGGCGTCACCGGCGGTCAGGATCGGGCCGTGCTCGTCCTGAAGGTGCTCGTCGGCGGCCTTCGCCCCGGCGGCGTTGTCCTCGCGGACTTTCTGGCCGATCGTCTCGGCCAGGTCCTCGGGCTCGTCGACGACAGGGGCGGGCTGGCCGGTCAGCGCTTCGGCGATCGCGGCCATCAAGGTGGCCGGGGTTGCCTGCGCGACGGCCGGGATGTCGTAGACGCCGTGCTCGATGGTGGCCCGGTCGAACAGCGACTTGGCGGTCTTCTCGCTGACGCCCAGGGTCAGGCCGATGGTCTTCCAGCTGGCGCCGTCGCGGCGGTCTGCGGCGACCTTGCGGAGCTGGTCCCGGGTGAGAGTCGTTGCGGTCATTTCGGGTTCCTCCTGTAGGTTTGTCATCGTGATGTAGACGAGCCTACGGCAAGTCCGTCAACCTCGTCAACACGTTTCCGCGATGTTTTCCGGAGAAAGCTGGAGGGGCGGCAGCCCGGGTCCGGTCCAGGCCGCCGCCCCTCCAGGCCGGCGAACGTCAACGCGACATGACGGCGCTCCCTCCGTCGACGATGTCTACCAGACGGTGACTAACGTTACGGCACAGGACAGCGCAGGTCAACACAGAACACCGCTGGACAGCACCCATATACAGCAGGAGACCCCGGCGAGGGTGAGCTCGCCGGGGTCTCTTGGCTCCAGCCGCAAGGGCTGACCGGACGTCCGCAGAACCAGGGTAACAACCGTCACCGTCACCCGGCCGCAGGCTTGAACAAGGGCGCGGGACCGGCAGCTGCGGGGGTCAGCTGCCGGTCCCGCTTCGTTACCCGCGAGCCCTGCGCTCCGCGGTGGTTGGGACTCCTTCAGGTAAACATGCTCTCACCTGCGCAGGAAGCCTCCTGGAGGCCACAGAATTGTGCTCTAGCCTGCGCTACAGGTTCGGGTTACGATCTGTTTTTAAGGTTTCGCTGGCGGCCACCGCGCTGAGCACCGCGCTCAAGTCCCGCAACCGGACCAGCAACGGCAAGATCATGCTGGTCATGCAGGCTTCGCCTGCCGGAGTGAGGACCACCCGGACGATCCGGCTGTCCAGCCGGTCGCGCTGTTTCTGGATGAAACCGGCCACGCTGCACCGGTTCACCAGCTCGATCGTGCTGTGCGGCCGCAGCATCAGATAGCCGGCCAGGTCGCTGACGGTCGCCGGGTCGCTGCCCGGGTGACCTTTGACAGCAACCAGCAGCTGGAACTGCTGGGCAGTCAGCCCGAACTTCGCGACTTCTTGCTCGAGCCAGGCGTTGTGCTGTCTTAGCCGGATGCGCCAGGCCAGCAGCTTCTGGAAGTCTTCGCGGGACGGCGCCGGGTCAGCGTGGTAGGCGGTCATCGGTGTTCGCCTGCTGCGCGCTGGCCAGATCTTGGGCGAGGACCCGGAACAGCTGGCCGCAGCTACCACAGGCAGCACCAGAAACGCGGGACGCAAACGAAAGGAAACCACCAGGGATACGATTGTTCATACGGCTAGACCTCTCACCAGGTCTTGACGAGCCGGTGACGGGGGTCATCGTCCCGGCGAATCCGGCCCCGGCAGCGCGCGTACCCGCACGTTTGCTGGGGCCGTTACTGTCTGGACAGCTTAGCGCGTACAGGACGGATTCCGGAAACCTGTCTCACGTTTTTCGTTCAGGCAGGCTGCACAGACGACTTCCGCATAGCCGGTAGCCCTCCCCCGGGCAGGTAAACCCCCCGGGGCTGTGATCTTCCCTTAAGGCTTGCGTTCCGTTGAGGGTTTGACCGCAGTACGCCCCGGCTGCCCGGGAGAGGACGTTCAGATGCGCCAGCCGGATGGCTGACACCCCGGCAGGGGTCACATGTCCCGGTGGTCAGCCAGACTGGCCGAACCGGTCGAACTCGCCGTCGCGCACCCCGCCGAGGAACGCGCGCCATTCCCCCGGCGTGAACTGGAGCACTGGCCCGCCCGGGTCTTTCGAGTCGCGGACAGCGACCCCGTCAGGCAGGTCTGCGACTTCGACACAGTTGCTGTTGGAGAAGCTGAGCGAGCTCTTGAACCATTGCAGGCCCGAGTCGCCCTTGAGCTGGTCCGCCGTTGCCACCGTTGCCGTCCTTCCCCTGTGACCGCGGTTTCGAGGGTACGGCAAGACGCTGGTCGTCGTCGACGCGTCACGATGTTTTTCTCAGGGTGACGATTCGCCGTCGTCCTGGGCGCCGGATTCAGCGGCAGAAACCTGCTCCATATAGCTGATGATCTCCAGCGCGGCCAGCGCTTCATGCAGCTGAGCGGCGGCCTTCAGCACCGGACGCGGAACCGGTGTCCGGGCTGCGTCGATGTCCCGGGTGACTTCCCACGCGACCCGCTCGAGGTACTGGGCAGCTTGCCGGGCGGCGCGGACATGCCGGACTCGCAGGTCATCCAGAGATTCAGCCATCGTTGTCTCCCGTGCGGATCATCCGGCCGGGGATCCCGGCTTTCTTCGCTTTCGTTGCGCAGTCCATCGCACCGTGGGAACTGTGCGGTTCCTGGCCGGCGCACCGGGGGTCGATACAGCTGGCGACCAGCGCCACGCATTCGGCGGTCGCCCCGGCGGTCATCCGGCGGGTGATCTCTTGCACCATCGCCAGGTTGCGGATCATCCCGGCCCGGCGGCCGCAGCGATCCCAGTCCGCCGGATAGCGTTCGATCACCCAGCCGCCGAGCTGGCGGGCGGCCCAGTCCGCCAGCCAGTCACCGCCGAGCAGTTTGCTTTGGGCGGCCAGGTCCAGATGGGTCGCCTGATACCAGGACACCGTCTGGAAGGTGCCGGGCTGGGGGCCGGGGCGGCGCGGGTCGCACTGGCCGTGGAACAGCACCAGCCGGTCATCCGGCCTGCGGTGAGCGACCCCCGCCAGCGCGATCAGGACCTTGTCCCAATCCGGCCAGTGACGGCTGCCGGTCACCAGCAGAACATGATCACCCATCGCTACTCCCCCGGCCGGCTAGCCGGATCACGTTGCTGCCCCGTCCTTCTCGGCCGCAACCTGATCCGGATAGTGGATGTGGTTCTGGTGGTCTTCGCCGCCGTCGTGCCGGACATACCAGCACGGCGCGGCCAACTGCTGGACTGTCATCTAAAGGCCTCCTGAATTCCTGCTCTCTGAAACGGCCAGCTTGACTGCCACAGCCAGGCGAAACCATCCGGCCATAACCGCCCCGTTCTTCTCGCGTTTGCAACGCGGCAACCACCAGGTCGGCGGCCCGGTCATAACGTACGTATAGAGCGTGCCGTAACGGGTGATGAAGCGGCGGCTGCGGTTCCGCTGGCCGGGCTCCATAGTCCGCGACGCCGCAGGAAGAGCGCTGAGGGCGCGTTCCACGTCTGCGTCGGTGAACGGGCCCGTCTGCTTGTCGCGGCTGAAAGTGCTTGTCAGAATCCCGGCTGGTATGCGGCGCTTGATGACGAGAGTAAGCCGGTCTTCGCTTAGTGCGTAAACGGTGTCATCACCCATCAACGTTCTCCTGCTTGCTTCCGGGTATCTCGATGCGGGCCTGGACGATCAGCTTTGTTCCTTCAGGGAAGTCGTCTGCGGTGGCGGCGAACCCGGGCCCGTAGATGACGGGTGCCCTGCCGTCTTGCGTGACCTCGTCCCGCCAGTACAACCGGCCGCCCGCTGACCGCCAGACCACCAGCACTGTGCTGGAGGTCTCAGCGCCGGCACGCAGATCACTCACCGGCGGGCTCCGTATCGTCGCCGCCGAGCAGTTGCTCTGGGCGGGTGAACTCGCCACGCAGATAGATCGCGGTCTCGTCGCCCTGTTCCGCGAGTTCCCGGATCCGGTCGAGCAGGCGGCGGCGGGCTTCAGTCATCGCCTGATGGCATTCGTCCCGGCTGCCGCACACCCGCTGGTACCGGTCCGAGACGAAGCACAACGCGCCGACGTCGGCGGCGGGCGGGCCGTAGGCTTCGCAATCCCAGGCGCGGTGCTGATGGTAGGTGTCGACGGCTGCCTGCGCGGCGGTCAGGTTCGGGTACCGGGTGTCGCCGAGGAGGCTGAGACGGCCGCCGACGACCGAGCCGCGGGCGCTGTCCGTCCGTTCGTGGATCGCCAGCGGGGCACCGTTGCCGGTCCAGGTCAGGATCATGTTCGGGCGGGTGGGATGCGGCCAGGCTGTGCCGCCGGCCGGGGTCCGGCCCGCCGGGGCGACGTGCTTGGTCAGATGATCAGCGTTGACTTCCCACTTGCCGCCGTTCAAGATCGCTACGACCCAGGTTGTCCAGGGTGGCGGCCCGTCGTCGAACCGGTAGATCTCGTCGACGACCAGCGGACCGTCATCCAGCGGGCTGTCCGGCGACTCCGGGTTGTAGTAGGTGACCCGGTCAGCCGGCTTGTAGCCGTGGTACTCGTCCAGCTGGACGGGGGCGTCCGGGTCGTCCGGGTCGGTGTTGTAGAAGCGTCCCATCAGGGCTTGTCCTCTCTCAAGATGGCGCGGACCCAGGTCAGGATCTGGCCGAGGTAATTCAGGCCGGGTTCAGCGCACGACGGGCGGCTGCACCGGCAGTCGCCCCAGAACTGGTCGTGCCACCAGTTGCCTTCGATCAGTCCGGCGTCGCCGGTGCTGACCAGCTGGTCGCCGAGGCGCGGGTTCTGCCAGAACTTGGCCAGGACGACGTCGAACATGACGCGCTTGCGGACGCCGTCCCAATCCGGGCTAAGGCGGAGACGGCGTCCGGCGCGTTTGGCGTCTAGCGCGGACCGGCAAGCCTGGATCATCATTCGTTCTGTGGCAGTGCTGGCTTTCTGGGCTTGGAAAGCGTGTTCGGCTGTCATGTAAACCCAGCCGTCTATGTCAATCGGAGAGCGGGCGAAATTCGACAAGAAGCTGTAGCTGCCCCTGAAATCGGTGACCGGATCAGTCATTTCGTTTTCTCCTGGCGGGTCGACTTCGGTGAAGCCGCCGATTCGTTCGATGACCCGGATGAAGTTGCTTTGCGGGCCGTAGGCGTCATAGAAGCCGCGGCACAAGGCAGGGCCGAAGCCGGGATGGTCGCCGTAGCTGAGGGTGTCGTGACAGATGATCCCCTGGCAGTCTTGCCGGAGTCCGGCGGTGACCATCGTCTTGAGGCGGCCGGGGCGCAGGTGCATCGGGTTGCCGGGCAGGAAGATGCAGGTAGCGCACTGGCCGGACAATAGCCGTGGCCGGTGAGTGACCGGGTCGTAACACGACTCAGGCATCGTAGCCACCGTATTCAAACAGGCGCGGGTCTTGCGTCCAGAGACCCGTCCGGGGGGCGGGCCCGGGTGTGCCCATCCGGCGGCCACACCAGGTGCACCGGCCGTTGGTGTTCACCAGGCAGCCGGTGCCGGTGACGACGTCCGGGGCCTGGCAATCGCCACGGTAACGCCGGGGTCTGTCAACCGGGTTGAGAAGCCAGCGGACTTCCCGCTTGAGGCGGGCGGTCTCGTTCTCGGCCATGATCCGCGCCAGAACCTGCTCTGCGGTGTTCACCGGACCCGCCTCCCTCACGTTGGTCATCGTTACGTAGACCACCCTATCGTAACTTTGCGGGAACGTCGAACAAAGTTTTCTGCCGGGATTCAGGTCGCACGTCCACTCGTAAAGGCCTTACTGGCGGGCTGCCCACAACGAGCGGGCCAGCTGTTGTTCCCGGCGGGTTTCCCGCCGCCAGCCGTGCACGAAACCGGCCACACCCGCCAGCGTCACCGCGGCGACGATCACCAGAGTCCGGTTACTCACCGGGTGTCCTTTCGCGCAGGTTCACGGCCTGGTCGTCGTGGGTGATCACCCAGGCGGTGTTCCGCAGCGTGGTAGCCATCAGCTGGAGCTCGGCGGCCGTGGCGCCGGTGTCTGCCGGGGTGATGCTGTCGAGGCCGTCAGCGCGCCGGTCGAGCTCGGCGGCGATGCGGGCCCGTTCGGCTGCGAGGATGCGCGGTCCGGCGATGGCGAGCGCGCGTTCCGCGACGTCGAAAGCGACAGACCGGATCCGCTCGGGCGGGGCGATGATCCACGAAACTTTCCGCAGTTCTTGCGCCACCACCTCGGCGGCGGCGGTGATGATCTCGGCCGGGATCTCAGCCATTCAGGTCCTCCAGTGCTTGACGTAGTTTGGTCGCGCGGGTTTCTGCCTGTGCGCGCAGCTTGGCCAGGTGCTCGTCCCACGGGCCGGCGAGATGGTTGAAATTCGTTGTCGGGCCTTCGTTACCGAGCAGGTCGCCGCACAAGCACCGGCCGGTGATGTCGGTGTTGTCCGGGTCGCCGGTGAACTCGATGATCAGCGCGTGCCCGTCCAGCCAGGTTCCGGTCACCGGCTCGCCGGTCAGCTTGCCGAGCTCGGCGGCTGTCGCCAGGATCGCGGCCGCGGCCTGGCGGGGGTCTTGGGTGTTGTGCCAGAACAAGCTGGCGTGACCGAATCGGGTTGTCGCATGCGGCCGGCCCTGTTCGTCGAGCCACGCATGCCCGAACGCTGGGTCGGTGATGTCTCCGCTGACGGTGAAATCGCCTGCCATAACAGGTTGTCCTTTCAGAACAAGGTCGGGATCTGGTCGTCCTGGTTGCCGATCAGCCGGTCGACGTCGGCCAGGAAACTGGCAGCACGATCAGGGCTCATGCCAGTTCCGGCGGCCAGCCGGCGACTGCGGACGTCAGCGGCTGCGGCGGGCGTGCGCGCAGGCTGGCGCCTGGTCTGGCGGGCTGGATGTTCGGGCGGCTGTACGTCGGGCCAGTCAGGTACGAACAGCACCCCGTCTTCGGCGGCCGGCGGCTGTTCTGGCGGCAACGCAGGCTCGCGCTCGGTCTCAGCGGGCGGGTCGTCGCCGCGAAGCAAGGCGAACATCCGTGCGATCCGGACCGTTGCCGCGTGCTGTTCGACTGCTGTTTTCTGTTCGTCCCAAGCGCGGACGTACCAGTCTGGTTCGGCCAAGCTGTCAGCACAGCCGATCACCACACGCCGGCCCAGTTGCCAGAGATGGACGTTCACGCACAACCCGGCGACTGACACCGGCGAGATGTCGTTGCCGTACCACCAGAAGTCGGCCGGGTCTTCGCCGCCGCCGCGGAGAGCTTCAGCAGCGCCGTAGAACATTCCGCCGGTGCCTGCGCACGGGTCGCAGATCGACTGTCCGCGCTCGGCTTTAGTGCCCGTCAGCGTCATCTCGGCCATCGTCCGGCAGACACTGAGCGGGGTGTAGAACTCGCCGCGCGCTTGCCGGGCTTTCGTCGACCGGGCGCCGAGCGTGTAGACCGTGCCGATCACGTCTTGATCGCCGTACCGGCCGGTCCATAGCCCGGCTTTGATAGCAGCGCGGGCGACTTGCGCGGCCGCCCGCACCCGCTGATGGTCACGCGGTTCGGCGTTCAGCCAGCTGGCGAACGGGCCGCAACGGAACGCCAGCTCGGGCCGGATCGCCCAGAATGTCGCCCACGCTTGCGCGAGCAAGTCCGCGATCTGGTCGTCAGCCGCGCCGGCGACCAGCGTCTCGGCTTGCTTGGCTTCCGGGCCGATATACGACGGCCAGACCAGCAGGCACAAGCCGGCGATCACACCGACCATCTCGGCGTCGTCACCGGGTCGCCCGGCCCCGTACCAGGTTTCAGCGACCCGTTCAGCTAGTCGCGCGACGCTCATCAGGTGATCTTCCTTTCAGAACAAGGTCAGGGCGGCTTGGGTGGTCAAGGTGGCCGGGTCGAGGCCGCGGGACTCGGCGAACTGGCGGCCGAGCTCGCCGTCCGGGTCGACCAGCTCGGCGGTGTTCTCCAGCGCTTGCTGGATGCCTTTGCCGTGGTTCCGGCCACCGCAGATGCAGTCGCAATCTGGTTCGCTGGCGTCGTAGCATTTGGCGTCGCATCTGCCGACGCAACCTTCGCTGGTGTAGACCGCGATCAGCGTTGTCACAGGGCACCGTCCGGGAACAGGCCCAACTGGACGTCAGACGACGCGGTGATCGCGGGCGGCAGGGCCAGCAGGCGACGCAGATCGCCAGCGCACCGGCGGCACATCGCAACCCGGTCTCCCGGGTCGCCGTGAGACGGAGTCAGTTCGACCGGGATCGCCTCGAGCGGGGCGTCGGCCTCCTTCGCTGAACATCTGCCCCATTCCATCGGGCCGCGGTGCTTGCGACCGCACCAGCCGGCGCACACACACGTCCCGAACGCTGCCCGGGCGACCGCGCGGCGCTGTTCCTCTGTGACCGGCGCGTCAAGCATCGACGGCCTCGCATTCACGGCAGATCCAGCCGTTCGGGCTGCCGGGGTCTATCCGGCACGTCCGGCGCTGTTCGCAGACCCAGCAGACCTGGTTGCGTTTGCGCTCGGGCTCGGGAGACGGCGCCGGGGCGGGCTGCGCGGCCGCTGGCGGGCCGGGCAGCGGAACCATGTCGCGTCGCCCGGCCATCACCGCCCGGACGCCAGCGTCGCGCTCAGCGATCACAGTCGTGTACGCCTCCGGTTCTGGCGCCGGGGCGTCAGATTGCCGCAGCATCGGACCGAACGCAGCCAGACAGCCGTGGCACGGCTGGCGCGGGTCGTCGGTCACGTTGTTGCAGCCCGGTAGCGGGCACGTCGGGAACAAGCTGAGCGCGGTCACTGGGCACCCGTCGTCTACTCGCCGTCGCCGTCGTCGCCCGGCTCCGGGTCAGTCTCGGCGGCGCTGGCGGCTGCCTGGCCGGCGAGCATCGCAGCCTGCTTCGCCCGGGCTTTCGCGGGCCCGTCGATGACCAGCTGTTCGATCTCGGACGGCTCGTACCCCCAGGCCTTGAGCGCGGTGAAGTACCGGCACGACCATGAATCCTGTTCGCGGTAACGCTCTTCAGCGCGCCGCCAGATGTGCACGTCAGTCCAGTTCTCGTACGCGCCGAGGATCAACGCCAGCAAGATGACCTGCTGGCGGCCGGGGCGGGCTTTCGCCAGCATGTCGCACAGCCCGTCGACGGACGTCTTGCCGTAGTTGACGCTGGTGTCGACTTTGAAGCCGAGCAGATCTTGCGCGCCTTTCCAGCCGTTTTCCATCTGTTTCACCAGCGTGAAATCGCCGCGCACCAGTTCGCTGATGATCCACGGCAGCGCGTCATCCGGCGGGGTCTGGCGGCCCAGGAATTCGCGCAGCCAGGTACGCCGGACTTTCTCTGCGGACCGCCAGGCTTTGTTGCCGGCCAGGACTTGCTTGCGTTCGGTTTTCTCGTTGTCGGACATGGCGCCAGCTCCGGCGCCCCGGATCCGCTTGTGCCCGTTCGCCTTCGGGTCGGTGCAGAAATAGACCGCCTCGTATTTGGCTCCGCCGCCCCAGCCGCGCCGGTTCAGGTACGCCGCATGGCCCGGGCACTTCCGGTGCGTCTTTTCAGTCAACGGCTGGCCGGCGTCGTCGAGCAGGTTCTCCAGCTTCGGAGGATGATCCCAGCCGGGGAAATGCGTGACCTTGATCCCTCGCTTCTCCAGTTTGGCCGCCAGCGCGGCTTGCTCTGCCTGATCGTCGCGCTGGTCCCGAAGCCGCTGCAGCTGGTGCGCGAACTGGCCCGGGCTTTCCGCAGCCGCCCGGGTCAGCTGGGCGACGGCGTCATTGTCGCCGTCGAATTCGGCGATCCCGGCCGCCTGATCCAGCGTCAAGGTGACGACTTTCGCCGAGGCGGCGACCGCAGCCGGCGACCCGACGATGGCCTGCGCCGCGGCGACCTGCTTCTTGTCCAGCCGGGTCTTGCGCTGTACCTGCTGTACGTCCAGGCCCAAATCGAGCAGCTGCTGGACGACGCCGGCTGTTTCGACGACGGTCAGGTCTTTCCGGTGGGTGTTCTCGTCGAACTGGGCGAGGATCCGGCCGGCTTCGCCGGTGCCGTCGTCGACGCCGGCGACGACCATCACCGGCACGGTCGGCTGGCCGGCCTGAATCGCGGCGGCGCGGCGCCGGTGGCCGTACCGGATCCGGATTTCTCCGATGTCGGTGCGGATGGCGACCAGCGGGACCAGCACACCGTGTTCTTTCACGCTGGCTAGCAGGCCGTCGTCGATGTCTTCGTCGCGGATGTTCTTGTCGGCCAGCAGGCTGGCCGGGTCCAGGTGTTCAAGGGTCGCGGCCGGGGCGGCGGCAGTGTCGGTGGTCATTGCTGTGTGGTTCCTCCTTGTTTGTTTCAGCCCAAGGCGTCAGCCTCGGCTAAAGGTCGTCTTCGTCGGGCTGGTATTCGGCTGGGTCGCTGGCTTTGTCAGCTTCGTAGGCGGCGACGAACTCGCTTACCCCGCGTTCGACATCCCGCAAGCTGTCGAACGTTCCCCTGAGAGACGGGTGCCTCACCGGCAAGCCGGCGACGGCTGGCTTGCGATCATCGGTCAGATAGACGTGGCCGCCGGGTCCGTCCCACACCAGGAACAGATGGTCGGTGTCCGGCAGCGGACCCCATTTCTGCATGCCGAACGCCAGCGGCTGGCGAGGCACTTTGCGGGTTGTAGCGGTCAGATCAGCCATGGGGGTTGCGCTTCCTCTGGTTGCAGATCGGACAGCGGCGGGACGCGCCGCCTTGTCGCTTCAGCTGGCGTTCGCGGGCCCGGCCGCCGGGCCAGGTCCGGGCTAGCTGGAAGCCGATGCCGTTGGCGGCGACGACGGCCATCAGCCGGGCACCGTTGCCGGCGGCGTGCGCGGCGAGGCGCGCGGGCAAGTCGTTGGTCCAGCCGGTGTAATGCTTGGCGATGCCGCGATCGTTCGGGCCGCCGCCGGGGCCGTAGGGCCGGTCAAAATGCAGCAGGTACACAGTCCCGCTCATGCAAGCCTCGCTTGGGCTTCGTCGTCGTCGGGTTCCAGGTCTTCCGGCGCCGGGCCGTGTTCAGCCAGCGCGCGGTGCAGGGCTGCCTCAGCCCAATCCGCTCGAGGTTCGCCGCGGATGTACTCCCGCAACGGCTTCGGGGTGTTGCTGTAAGGGCGCCAGGCTGGCTGGTAGGCGTCCGGGTCGCCGTGTCGGGCTCGCCGGCGGGCGTCCGCCGGATCTGGTGAGCAGACGTCGCCGCGGAGCGCCAGGATCCGGGGACGACGCGTTCCGGCGGTCATCGGATGCTGCCTTGAGCCGTCAGGCCAGCCTTGTACCGTTCGACCGTGCGCTTGGTGACACCGAGGCGGCTGGCCGCGTCGGCGGCGGTGACGTGCACTGGCGGCGCAGAGTCGGAGCCGTGGTGCATCGGCAAGCTGGCGACGACTCGCAACCGTTCTTCACGGGCACTCGGCGGCGGTTCGTCAGCGGGCAACCGCTCGCCTCGTTCGTCGGCGCGGATCACGTACTCCCAGCATTCGCCGCACGCGACTTTGCTGTTTTTGCCAGCGCGGTCCCGGCCGTACTTGACGGAGCCGTGGCCGGCCAGCTGGCAGCGCAGCCGGGCCTGGTCGGCGAGCGGGTGACTGTAGGCGAAATGGTCGGCGGAGACGCTGGCCATCGGCCGGCCCGGCTTCCCGTGACTGCGAGCACGCTTGCGGTGTTCCCGGACTGCCCCGACCGCGTCGGCTGCGCTGACGCGGCCGTCGCGGATCAACTGGCGGGACGACTCGTCCAGATCGAGCAGCGACAAGTAGTAGGACACTGTCGACGGAGTCAGGCCGATCGACCGGGCGATATCTGATGCGGACATGCCGCGGCGACGCAGCTTGCCCATCGCCTCAGCTTTCTCGATCGGGTTCAAGCCGGATCGCTGGCAGGCGGTGATCAGCATGATCTCGATTGCTTTCGCTCCGGCTGCTGCGCGCACGGTGACCGGGAATTCGGTCACCCCGGCGAGTTTGCCGGCTGCCAGCCGGCGGTGCCCGTCGACGACCTGGAACGCGCCGCGTTCAGTCGGATGCGGCTGGACGGTCAGATCTTGCAAGATGCCGTGCGACCGGATCGACGCAGCCAGCCCTTCCAGGTCGTCGAGTTCTTCGCGGATGTTGGCGGGGTGCTCGCGCAGCCGCGAGACGTGGACGTAGTCAGGCATCGGCCGGCTCTTTCTCGTTCTCTGCGGGGGCAGCGGGTTCGGCCAGGTCGCGGGTGCCGGTGCACCAGTGCGAGCCGTTCCGGCCCGGGTGCGTCCAGCCGGGGCACGTCTGGCCGCCGCATTCGCATTTGCGCAACTTGCTGCCGCACCGGCACACGACGTCCGGGTTCGGGTCAGTCTGGGAGATGTCGAACACGTAGGCGATCTTGAAGCGCTGGCGCGACCGGGCGCTGTCCTCCCCCGCCTCGGCGGGTTCAGGTTCGGAGAACTCGGTCACCGGCGCGTCACCGTTCTCGCGGTAAGAACCAGCCGGGGCGAGGATCTTGATTCCCCATTCCCCCGGGGCTACGTCGGGCGGGCGTTTGCGGACGCACCGGCCACGGTCCAGCCAGGCCCGGAACCCGTCGACGTCTGTCGCGTCCGGGTACTGCATCGCGATCAGCATCGCGTTCCGTTCGCTGTAGCCGTCGAACCGGGCCAGTGCCGCGGCGATCAACGCCGGGTCAGCGCCTTCCTGCCATTCAGCGAGCCGGTCCCGCAAGGCGGTGACCTGCTGGCGGCGCTGTTCAGCGAACACAGCCCGGTCTTCCCGGCTCCGGACCTTCGGGCGTGTTTTCACCGGGCACCTGCCCAGATGCGTCGCACCGTCTCGGCCCGGTTCTCGTTCACACCGGGCATATGCGGGCGCGGGAAAGGCGGCAAGACAGCGTCCGGGCCGCCGGCGTCCAGCGCGGCCGCGGCGGCAGCCGCCCAGTCATGGCGCGGGCCCGGGCCGTGGATCCGGCGCGACCAGTCCATCACCGCGAGCGCGCCCGCGCTGGCCGACTGCCCGGCAGCCTGATAGCCGGCTAGCTTGCTGGCGACCCAGGCCAGGTCGTGACCGGAGACATCCGGATCAGCCCAGCCTTCCAGGATCTTGTCCAGCGTCCGGTAGTAGGCCGGGCCGGTGGCCCAGTTGCCGTCCTGGTAGCGGGTGTCCGGGTCGGGCGGGACGACGCCGAGGACTCGCACCAGCCCGCCCTGAACTCGGCTATGAACCCGGGGGGCGGTGGCGTAGATCTCGCCGGTGGCCTGCACGTAGGAGACCCGCCAGCGGGGCCAGTCGTGGCCTTTGACGGTCCAGTTGACGCCGTAGTCGGCTTCGCCGGACAGCATCCGGTCCTTGTTCGCGTTGTAGAACTCGCCGAGCGAGGGATAGGTCTGCACGGAGTTGCGCTCCCTTGTCTGGTCAGTGATCTGGGTTGTAAAGGTCGAACAGTGCAGCCTGGTTGTTGACGGCTTGCTGCCAGCCGAGCACCACCGGCAGGTACCGGTCGGGCTGGCGGGTCTGGACGAGGTAAGTTCCGTCAGCGGTGTCGCATCCGATCGCCTCGGCGTACTTGAGCCGTCTGAAGGAGTTCACCCGGCCCATGTGGACGGCCTTGCCGCGTGTCTTCGCCTCAGCGACCAGACGGCGGGCAGCTGGCCCGAGCTTCCACGCGTCGTCGCCGCCGACGAACAAGACATCAAAGTCGTCCCACGGCACGATCAGGTCTTCGAGCCCGTTCTGGGCGACCAGCGCGGCCGGATAGCCGATATGCCGGATCCAGTCGAGCATGCGCGCAGACCGCTGGAGGGTGGCTGCGGCGTCGTACAAGACGTCGGGGGCGACAGCGAAGAACGCGCCGCTGGTGTCCGGATCGCAGAAGTCCGACCCTTCGGCTGCCCACAAGTCCTGTAGCAGCCCCAGGTACTTTTCGTCACCCGGGTATCCGGCGCCTGCGCGGCCGTCTTTCCCTGGCCCGCAGCTGTTGTCGACGCACCACAGCGCACCGTCGGGCAGCTTGTTGCCTGCTCGCGGAGTGATGATGCAAGCGAGCGATCCAGCGGCCATGGCCGCGCGGACCCCCGGGGTTGAGGGGTTAGCGAAGTACAGCATCGGGTGCTCCGTCTTGAACTTCCACCGACCAGCGGCCGGTGTGCCAGCGGGTGGTGACCGTGCCGCCGGCTGGAAGAAGCGCGGCGATCCCGGCGGTGTAGTCCTCATGGCTGATGGGCTCGGCAGACAGCCCGTCGATTTGGGCGCCGAAGGCGTGCAGTTCCGGCGCCGGGCCCGCCAGCGTGATCACGACTTCGCCGTGGTCGGTTTCGGGCTTGTACGGGCACTGCTTCACGACAGCGGTTCGCAGGATGGTTTTCACCGGACGCCTCCGTGCCAGACGGTCCGGTCGACGTCGTCGGCCAGGTCCGGGCGGATCAGCCGCAGCCGGGTGTGCAGCCGGCGGTACTCGCCCAGCAGTTCGGCAGCGTCGGCTTCTGCCTGCTCGGTTTCAGCCTGGTAGGTGGCCCGGTTGGTGGTCGCCCAGCCGCGTTCCCGCTCGTTCTCGGGCAACGGCCTGGCCAGCATTCGGGTCAGCTGGGTCCGGCGGGCTGCGGCGCGGGTTTGCGCCATCCGGGCGTCGTAACCGGCGGCGAGCGCTTCGTTCGCCAGCGACAGTGAGGACACCACCAGCCGGTCCACATTTATCAACGTCATGTTGGCCAGCCTATAGCGTCCCGGAAACCTTGGCAACACGTATTTGCAGTGCCTCGATCGCCTGGTTCTGCTCGGCCTGAATCTGCTGGCAGCGCTCGCACCGTTTCGCGTGAGCGATCATCATGAGCACCGCTGCCGGGGTCACATCCGGCGACAACCCCGGCAGCGGCACCGCCCGCCGCAACCCCGGCAACACGGTCACCGCACGGCGCAACGACGCCGCCTCGACGCCGCACAACCCCCGGATGACCGCACCCTTCGGCTGGTCGACGATCCGCAGCGGAAGCTCGCCTTTCACGACTCACCGCCGTCCAGCACGGCAGCGACAGCACGGCCGAAGTAGATGAACGGCGGATGCTTGCGACCGAGGTCACCGAGGCCCTGGCGGATGCGCTCGCGTTCAGCTGCGGTTCCTTCGCTGACGCCTTGCAGGTAGCCCAGGTCGCGGGCGTGCCCGGGTTCGGTGACGGTGATGAGCGGCGCGGCGGCAACAGCGGCGCGGCGGCCGGCTTCCAGGAGGACTCCCAGCAGCGCAGACGGGTTTCGCATGAGCAACGCCGTCGCTTCAGGTTCGTAAGCCTGAAGCGCGACGGCGATAGCGGTGCAGGCGGCGGCGGGTATGGCCTCGGCCGGGATGCCGGTCATGGCTGGTACCGGATCAGCGGCTCGTCGCCGCGGACGAACAACGGATGCCGCGGCTGGCCGTTCGCAGTCAGCCCCAGGCAGTGCAGCTGGACGCCGTCCAGCAAAGCGAGGACGTCCCGGGCGCGGCCGCGGTGAGCGCCGTGCAACCCCCAGGCTGCGACGACCACCGGCGACGACTCAGCGCGCGCCTTGATGACCAGGTTGTTGTCCGGTCCTTCGGGCGCCAGGTGCTTGATCATCACACGCGGGTGGGTGGCCCGCAGCGCGAACAGATTCACCACCGCCAGCCCGTCATACCCCCAGGCTTTGCTGTAGGCGATGCACCGGCGGATCGTCGGATCATCGGTGTTCTCGTCGGCGGTCGACGGGTTCAGCATGATCCAGGTCACGCAGTACGGCTTGGGACCCCAGTGGCGGGTCAGGTCGTACCGGTACACCCGGTCCGGGCTGAACACCGCCCGGCTGGACTGGCCGAACAAGTCCAGATCTAGTCCGGTCGTCTCGACTGGGGCGGCGGTCATCGGGAGTTCTCCGTCCGCATCGGCATCACCAGCGCGCGGAACTGGTCGTCTTCGGCGCGGGTGACCAGCGCCGGCTTGAACGACCCGGTCATCCGGATCCGGACCTGCCCGGGCACTGGCAGCAGGGCGTCTCGCAGCAGTTCGGGCCCGAACCCGATCTCCAGCGGCCCGCCTTCGGTCTTGGCCGGCAAAGATTCGACGGCGGTGATCGCCGCGCCGGTGCCGGCCCGCAGCGTCAGTTCCCCGTCGCCGACCTTCAGATGGATCGCGGTCTTGCGCTCGGCGGCGATCCCGACCCGCTTGATCACCTGAACGAGCCCGGCCGCGTCGGCTTCGACGACGACCGGGAACTCCCGGTTCTTGCCCATCAGCGACCGGTAATCCACGAACTCGCCGCCGGCGCACCGGATCGTCACCCGCCGGCGCCCCAGGTCGCTGGCGAACCCGGCCAGCCCGGTCCCGTCCGAACCCGGATCCGGCAGGCTGATGGTGATCTCGCCGGCGTCGGGCAGGCCTTTGACGAACGCCGCCAGCGCTTTGCCCGGGACCAGCGCCGTCCGGGGATCCATGCCCGGGTCAGCCGGGGTCCAGGGCAGGTCGACGGTCGCGAGCTCGTACCGGTCGGTGGCAGCCAGCACCAGCCCGGTCTTGCTGGCTTCCAGGCACACCGTCGTCAGCACCGGCAATTCGGTGTCGCTGCTGACGGCGGGCAGCACGCTGGCGACCGCCTGAGCGAACCCGGCCGGCGAGCACGACCCGGCCGGCGCGGAAGTCTCCGGGAACTGCGGGTACTCGTCCAGCGGCAGGGTGTTCAGCGAGAACTTGCTGGTTCCGCACGCCAGCCGGAGCATCGCGCCGTCCAGCTCGAGGTCGGCTGGCTTGGCGGGCAGGCTGGCGGCGATCGTGGTGAACAGCCGGCCGGGGATCAAGACGGCACCGGGTTTGTCGCTGCGGACACCGGTGACGCTGATCTGAGCGCCGTTGTCGCCGTCGAACGCGTCGACGATCAGCGTGCCTTCGCGGGCGGTCAGCCGCAGGCCGGCGTAGACCGGGACGTACGGGCGGGCCGGGAGCGTGCGAGCAGCCCACGCGGTAGCGCTGGCCAGATCGCTCTGGCTGATGGTGAGTTTCACGGTCATGCTGCCTTTCCGGTTGTGATCGGGCTGGGCCAGAATCTGTTGACCTGCTGTCCGGACATGCGCAGCCAGCAGCGGACGTGCCAGCGGCTGTAACCGAGGGCAGCCATCTGCCGGACTGCTTCAGCGCGTTCGGCGCTGGTCATCTGGACGTCGTCGCCGGCGATCACCCGGTCGACAACGGCCTGGTCGAAAAACAGCTGGTTCACGCGGTGACCAGACATCCGCAGACGTTTAGCGACCTGCGAGCGGGTGAAACCACGGCGCGCCATCTGCCGGACCGCTTCAGCGCGTTCCAGGCGGGTGAGCGGGACGTCTTCGCCGTCGATCGCCCGTTCAACCGCGACGTCGTCGACGAAAGCGTCAGGCGGCGGCCAGCCGCCGGCGCGGCGGGCAGCTGCGCGGGCTGCCCGGCAGATGTCATCGAGCGGTTCATGGCGGTACCGGTGCCGGGCGATCGCCGCGGCGGTGCCGCAAGGCTGGATCCACCGGGCGCCGTAGCGGGTGTCGTCCCGGCGCTGGTTCCGGATCACTGGTCACCACCCATCGCGGCCCGGACCGCGGCGATCCCCCGCCGGGACGCCTCCGCTTGCCTGGGATCCGGCTGGGCGGGCCGGCGCGCATGCAGCGGGTTGCGGGACGCTTCCGTCAGATCACGCGGGCCGGCCTGCTCGTCGACCATCAGCCGGACGGTCTCCTGCAAGATCCGGGGCCATGGCCAGCCGGCGGAACGGACAGCGCCGATCGCGCCGGCGAGCCGGTCCCGGTCCCAGTCCGGCCGGACTGCGGCGGCCAGGTCGATCAGCTGGAGGGTGGCGACTTCGATCACGGTTCGCTCCTTCGTGGCTGGCGTCGTGATTCGGCGGCTTGCCGGCGCGCGATCGCTTGCGGGCTTTCGATCGCCCGCCGCCGGGCCGGCCCTAGGATCTGCCTGAGTTCTCCGAACGCGGCCCGCAGCGACGCGGGCGGCCCGTTCGTTCGCATCACCGGCGCGGCGAGCGCCCGGAACGCGCTGGTGACCGGCAAAGCGTGGCCGTCGCCAGCGCGCCGGATGTTCGCCTGCAACGCAGCCTGGAAAGCTGGCGGGTTGTCGGCCAGTTCTGCGGGCGGGTCGTCGACGACCGACTTCTTGATCCGTTCGGCGCGGGTTGCCCTGACCCGGCGCCGGATGTCAGCGGGCATGATCCAGTCCCGCGTTTCGCGGTAATGCGCCTGGACGGCTTGCGCGCAGTCGGCGTAAGTCAGGTCGCCGATCATCTCCAGCCAGAACCCGATCACGGCGTTGCGGCCTTCGACGTCGTCTTCGTCCGGCGGCTTGCGGTTGTCCGCGAGCGCCATCAGGCCGAGCAGTTTGCCGACTTCGCCGGGAGTCATCCGGGGCTGGTTCACCGGCCCGCGCCCCCTTCCGCCTCGAAACCGAGCCCGGCGTCCATCCAGCCGCGCGCCCGGTCCGGCGCTGACGGTGAGGCAGGCCTGCTGCCGTTGCGCTGTCCGGCGCCCCGGATTTCGCCGAGGGCGACGGTGATCGTGCCGCCCGAGACCGGCCGGCGTTCGCGGGCGAGCTTGTCGAGTGCCCGTGCTACGTCGTTGCGCGGAAGCCCGTTGGCGATGGCGGTGCGGATGACGCCGCGGATGGCCAGGAACGGCTGGGCGGTTGCGGACTTGTGGTGTTCCCAGAACGCGGCGGCCAGCTCGTCGGCGACGTCGTGCTTGCGCTGTCCTCGCCGCTGGGGTGCAACTGGTTGCACCCCAGGGTTTTCGGCCGCCGTGGTTGTACCTGAGCTATCTGCACCTACAGGTACATCAAGGGGGTTGAGGTTAGTAGTTAGTTTGGGTGCAATGGGTTTCACCCCAGGCGACGCTGTATTGCACCCCAGCAAATCGGACACTTGAGGTGCAGTGGGTTGCACCCCAGGGGATTCATGCAGGTCAGAGCCGGTTTGGGGTGCAATAGGTTGCACGTCAGCCTGGGGTGAATCTGGTTGCACCCCAAGGTCAGCCTGGGGTGCAACCGGTTGCACCCCTTGGGGTGAACCTGATTGCACCCCAGCGACGCGCTCCATCGCCAGGTCATAGACCATCGGACGACGGTTCTGCGGCAGGTCCCCGGTCAGCGACTGGTCCCCAGGACGGATCAGGCCGAGTCCGACAAGAAGCGCCAGGTCGTACCGCACCTGACGCTGGCTCTTGCGGGCATAGCCGCTCAAGGTGAGAGCGCTCGGGAAGGCTCCGCGGCCTTGCTTGTCGGCGTGGTGGGCGAGGCCGAACAGGGAGCCGACGCACTGCGGCGGAACGTCTGGCGCGTCGCGAAGCGCCCACACGATCGCCTCGTAGCTCATGCTGCATCCCGGCGGGGAAGCCCCGCCCGCCGCATGGCGCTCATTGTCACCGATTCCCACCGTCTGCTTTTTCCGTTTCGCGTACTTGTGGTATGCCTACACTACACGTTGCATCGTGGCAACGCTACCTGTAGGCGAATGCCGTGTAAATATGGCATACTGGTGACGTGGCCTAGAGACGTGCCACGATTAGGGAGTGACCGACGACATGGCTGGAGTGCTCGCCGCGCATCAGGCGTATCTGGACGCCCCCGACGAAGCGAGAGAACTACTCGCCCGCCGCCGCGCCCAGCTTGGTCTTGCGGTCGCCCGGGAACGAGGCCAGGGCACATCGCAGAGAGCCATCGCTGAACGACTCGGCCGGACCCGCGAGCAGATCCGCCGTTATCAGCAGGCCTACGACGACTGGCAGCATGACCACCCTGACGAGCAGCTAGAAGCAGTCGGCTAGCCATCAGGCAGCCGCCTTCCAGCCCAGGTACTTGCGGCGCGTCTTCCGTCCCAGATGCCAGTGCCCGGCCGGGCACCGGTACTCGTTCAGCCCCTGACCTTTCCGGTGCTTAGGCATCCGCCGGATCGCGGCCCTGGCGAGAGCCTGAGTCTCGTACCGGGTCTTCCACGGATGCAGGCACCGGCCAGTTTTGACCAGCCCGGCCAGCTCGGCTGGCTCGTCGTCCCGCTCGAGGCGGGCCAGCCATTGCCGGTAAGCAGCTTGACGGTCTTCAGCTTCGCGGCGGCGGCGGGCCCGCAGCACCCGCAGCGCGCCGCGGTGCTGCGGGCCGGTGAAACGCGACATCTTCACACCTCCGGCTGATAGTCGCGGCAGGCGGGCCACCAGACCCGGACGTCTGTCGCTGCACCGTTAGTGACCCGCACCGGGCGGCCGGTGACCGGGCCCGGCAGATAGCACTTGCCGTAGACCCGGTCGTGGTGCCTGAGCAGCTGGCGGAACTGGCAACTGCCGCACCGCAACCCGGGTGCTGTCCGGTCAGCAGCGGGTGCGGCGTCTGGGTGCAACGGCAGCGGGAACCCCAGCGGTGACGACAGCGGGTGCCGGCCGCTGGCGAGCAATTCCGCCTGCCGCCGGGTCCGGCGCTGGTCTGCTGACTCATGCTCGGCAGGTTCAGCGGGCAGCCCGGGGTCGACGTGGAACAGTTCAATCTGGCTCATCGCTTTCTCCGTGGTTCAGGTACGGCCCGATCCGGATAGGAGGCAGGCCGTCGATACGCGTGAGCTCGGCCGCCGACATGCCATCGGGCGGCAGCGTCGGCGGCAGAGTGACGATCAGCGCGACGGCGGGACGGCTAGCGCCACCCCGGCGGCCGCGGCGAGCGCGCAGACGATCAAGCCAACGGCCAGCCAGGCAAGTCCTCGTATGACGACCCGGGCGGTCTTGGCGGCGGCGCATCTCACTGCGCCTCCCGGCCGTGCGCGCCGGCCTTCAAGAACTGGCCGGTGACCGGATCCCGCGGCCGTTCAGCGGCGAGAGCCGCCAGATGCGGGTTGCGAGTGCTGCGCGCTTGCGCTGGCCGGTCAGCAGCCGGCCGGCTGATCGGCGGCGCGGTCTTGTCGATGCTGGCCAGCAGCTGGCGCAGCGGGACCAGCTTGGGTTCCGGCGGCTTCCGGCGCGCGGGAGCGGTCCGCAGCCGGCCAGCGACCAGCCCGCCCGCCAGGACCAGGTTTTCGACGACCAGCCCGCCGGCGACGACGACACCGGCGGCGCTCACGCTGGCTCTCCCGCCTGGTCGCCAGAGCCGGCGACCTGGCCGGCTGCAGCGGTCTGGACGGCGGCGAGCTCGGCCGCCCGGCGGGCTAGCGCTCGTTCGAGGCACGCTGCAGCCTCGTCCGGGTTAGTGCTGGTGGCGGTCGGGCAGTAGTGGGTGCCGTCGCCGGGTGACACCATCTCGCCGGCGGGGCGCTCCAGCGCGCACAGCGAGCACGCAGCCGTCTCAGCTTCAGTCGTAGACAAGGTCACGGTCGTAGACATGATCACGGTCGTTGGTTCCTTTCTGGTTCGTTCACAAGCGGGTAGCGGGTGAGCATGCAGAAGGCGATCGCCAGCTGGTCTTCCTGATCGGGAGTCAAGACGTCGCCGTCGACTGGCCGGCCCGGATGCTGCGCCGGCGTTGGCGGCAGCGATGTCATCGGCGGCTTGGACGCCGGCGGCGGCGCGGGTGGAAGGCGACGGCCGTGGACCGCGTTGACTGCCCGGGTCGCCAGGATCGCGACGCAAACCAGGCCGCCGAGGATCAGGTAAGCGATCACACAGCCGACCGAATAGTCGTACGGGGTGACGGTGTTCATGCGACCTCAGCCCCTTCAGGCGGGCTGAACGTGTACCGGCCGTCAGCCGTCAGCCATCGCCCGGGCCGGCCGGTGCCATAAGGCTTGACCGCGACCAGCAATGGTTTCTGGCCGGAGTCGAGCAAGAACCCCCGGTCTTTCATCCGTTTCTCTTCGCGGGTGGCCGCGCCATGGCAGCCGGTGTACGGGTCGCCGCACAACAGGGCCGCGTTCTGGATCGTGTTCCGGGTGCGAGATCCGCCCATTCCCCGGTTGCACCGGTGATGAACCTGCCCGCCGTACAGGCCGAGCCAGCGGCCGCAGCATTCACAGCGGGCCTCAAGCGGGTCACCGTCGCCGGCGCGGGTCCGGACCGCCAGCCGGATCTCCGGGGTGAACCCGGTTTCCCGGCGCCGGGGACGTCGCTGGCCGGCCGGGACGGTGACCTTAGCGGGAACCAGCGGTGACCCGAACCCGCGCCATGGCGGTGCTGTCCCGCGCGCGAGCCCGGTCTTCCTGGCCGGGCCTTCGCCGCGGGGCATCGGCTTGGTGCGCTGCGGCAGGCCGGAGCGTTTCACCGGCCGGCCCCGTACGGCTTGATCAGATCCCAGATGTCGCGGACCTGGCGGGCGTCGGACAGGGCTTCATGGATCTGGTAGGCGCTCAAGTCCAGCCCGAGCGCGGTCGTGATCTCGCTCAGGCTGGTCGACTCGGGCAACGGCGGCCCGGTCTTGAGCAGGCCGAGGCCGTGCGGGTCGTCCCACGGGACAGTGTCCGGCAGCTGGCCGGCCAGGTGCCGCTGGCCGGCCAGCCATCCCAGGTACAGGCTGCCGATGTCAACCAGCCGGTAATCCCACGCCGGTGCCTGACCGTTGGCTCGCAGGAATTTGTCCAGGAACCCGGCGTCGAACGCCGGATTCTTGGCGACGAACGCCGCGTCCGCGGTCAGCGCAGCGAACGTCCGGGCTGTTTCGCGCGGGTCAGCCCACGTACAGCCTTTGGTGCGCTGGTAGTACCGGCCGATCCGCAGCGCGGTCGTCTGCGCGTGCTCCATCGACGGAGGTTCGACCAGCCACCAGTATTCGCCGTCCAGGTAGGCACGGGCTTCTGGACAGTCCGGGCGGATAGTCGCCCACGGTTCGCGGACGATCAGGCCGATCTCCCACAGATGCCCGGTCAACGGCGAGTCCGTAGTGGTCTCGACGTCGACGAAGCACACTCGCTCGGGCAGTTTCATGCGCTCATCACCGCCAGCTCGTTCACCAGGTCAGCCAGCTGACGGCCATGGCCGGCGGCGGCAAGGTCGAACAACGCGCCCTGCGGCCCGGCCTCAGCGACGGTCTCTGTGGCGGGCCCGGGCACCGGGGCGGTCTCGGGCTCGGGATCCGGGTCGTCGTCCGGGTCGTCGTCCGGGTCGCCGGCGAGAGCGTCCAGGAACCGGGCGACCCACGCCAGCCCGGCCGGGTCCAGGACGTACTGGGCGCGGGTGACCGCGACGTAGGCGAGCATCGCGTCAGTGCGCGGGATCTTCGGCTCGCTGCCGTCGCGGGACTTCGGCTCGCGGAAGTCGTCAGCGATGACGACGTTCCGCCATTCCCGGCCCTTGGCCTTGTGGGCGGTCGAGACGATGACGTCTGCTTTGCGCTCGTCGCTGGTGACCCGGTTCAGGATCGCCAGCAGCCCGTCCGTGCCGTGCGAGTCGACCAGGTCAGCGAACACCTTCAGGTCCTGGCCTTCGGGGTCGTTCTCGACGTAGTCCTGGAACTGGCCCCAGGTCGTGAACCCCATCAGTTCCGGGTGTTCTACCGGCCGGCCCGCCTTCAGGTCCTCGGCGGCGCGGGTGAGGGCGATCAGTTCGCCGACACCGCCGGCCATCGCGACTTTCAGGCCCTTGTCCAGCAGGCCGATCGCCTGCTTGATCACTTCCGCGTTGGTCCGGCACAAGATCGCGTCCGGCTGGCCGAGGGCGACTTCACCGACCCGGTCCTGGATCTTGTCCCAGCCGCGGAGCGGCTTGGTGACGCCCAGGATCGTCAGCCACTGGTTGCCGACTTCGGCGATCGCCGGCCCGAACCGGAACGACTGGGTCAGCGACAAGACGGTGACCCCGGACTGCTGGCTGAAGTCGCGCATCGCGTCGGTCGCGCCGCGCCAGCCGTAGATCGCCTGGTTCTGGTCACCGACCATGATCAGCTGGGTGCCGTACCGGGCCTGCTCGCACACCATCGCGGCGACGCAAGGGTTCGAGTCCTGCGCCTCGTCCAGCATGATCACGTCGCCGGGCAGGTGCGGGTGGGTCAGCGCGTACGCCTTCAGGTAGTGATCATGGGTGACCGGGAACCGGCCGTGCGGGTGATGCGGGCTCCCGCTGCCCAAGATCGCTTCAGGCTGGGTGATGTCGTTGTCCCACGCCTTCTGGGCGATCGGCGGGACGATCTTCCGCAGCGCGGCGATCTCGGCCGGGTCCGACAGGGACTTGATGTCGGACGGGACATGCCAGCCGGTGATCTTCTCGTCAGCCGAGTAGCAGAACTTGGCGATCGTCTGCCGGACCACCGAGGCCAGCTGGCCGGGGGCCAGGACCCGGTCGGCGGTCAGGCGGGCCGGGCCGAGGATCCCCAGCACTCTCGCCAGCTGGAGGCCGGTCATCCGGCCGCCGCCGATCCGCTTGGCCATGTCGATCATCGGCCGGTACGCCAGCCCGTGGCTGGTGACGCACCTGGCGTTGACCGGGAACGACCGGGCGGCGTCGTCTTTCGCGGACCGGTTGTAGGCGATGTACAGCACCTTGATGCGCGGGTTGGCGCTGGCCAGCAGCCTGAGTGTCGACGTCTTGCCGGTGCCGGCGTACGCGCCGATCACCAGGTTCTTGCGCGCCAGGTAGGCGTCGATGATCGCCTGCTGTTCCGGGGTGGGGGTGAAGGTCACGGGTATCGTCTCCCTGTAGGTTTATCTAGGTTATGTAGTCAAACCTACAGTCGGTCACGAAACCTCGTCAACAGGTTTCGCTGATGTTTCCGCGTCGTCGTGCGGCGCGTCGTCGTGATCGGGGTCCGGCGATGTTCCGTCGTCGTCGGTGAACCGGTCCGGCGGAACCGATCCCAGGTCCGCGTGCGGGTCGACGAGCTCGCCGTCCTCCGTCAGTTCGCCGCGCCGGATCGCCTCATCCAGCGACAGCCACGCCTTCGGCCCGGGCCGGTACGAAAACCGGCCAGACGGCTCGTAGCGGGTCACCACAGCGACTTGCTCGCGTTCCCCGCTGCGCCGGCTGGCGACCTTCCCGTCGTTCTCCTCCAGCTCGGCCTGATACTGGGCCCGCACACCGGGCTTGATCCGGGTGCCGACCAGATGCGGGAACCGGGCCGCGAGTCCCGGTCAGCACCGGGCAGCAGATAGTCCTCCAGGTCGCCGGAATCGTTCCCGGCGGCGATCGCCAGAAGCGAGTCCTCGTCGACCGTGAACGTCGTCGTGCCCTTGTGAATCGAGATCGTCCCGATCTCAGTCCCGTCCGGCAAGATGACAGCCAGAGTCTTGTCCGCCTTCCGCCGCGCCGCGGCGAACACGATCTGCGCAGCCGCGCGAGCGCCTTCTTTCGCCCGTTCTGCCTGATCGGCCTGCCCGGTCTTGATCGCGACCCGCAGCGCGTGCCGCTGCAACACTGCCGGAGTCGGCGGCGTGACAGTCTCGTCCTGGCCGCTCATGACTGCTGCGCCTTCGCCTGCTTGGCGGCGGCCGCCAGCTGTTCCCGCCGCTTGGCGATGTCACCGAACAGCGCGTTGGCGGTCTGCGGGGTGATGTCTTTGCTGGCGATCGCCTGACCGATCTCGCGCTGTAGCTTCCGGACCGCGGCCTCGTCCGGGGCGTCCCACAGCTTCGCGGTGAACTCCTTCAGCCATTCCGGGTTCTCGCCCGGGCCGGCCACCGGTTCCGCAGGCTGGCTGTCGCTGGCCGGCCCGGGCATCTGGGGCTCGGCGCCGGGGTCGCCGGTTTCAGCCTGCGCAGTCTGCGCTTGCGCCTTCAGGCTGTTCACCCGCGCTGTGATCGCGTTCGACAGCACGTCAGCCCGCGCCTCGTCGATCTGGCCGTCTTTCAGCTGCTGGCCGATCTCCCGCCAGACTGCGGTAGCGTCGTCACGGCCGGTGATCTCGTCGATCTTCGGCCTCCACGGGTCTTCCGGATCCAGCGGCCTGTGCTGCGGCGCGGGCCGTTCAGCTTGCGATGACTGCTGCTGGCGACGCGGCCGGTTCCCCGGCGCCGGGGCCGCTTGATCGAACGACTCGCCGCGGCGGGACTGGCGGCGCGAAGAATGGTCCTGGCGCTCGGTCCCGGCACCGTCCAGGTCCTCTTCGGCGACGATCCCGGTGACCGCGCAGAAGCAGTACCGCTTGGCGTAGGTGATCGCCCCGCCCAGCTTCTGCAGATCACCGCCCGACAGGGGGAAGAAGCCGCGTTCGCTTTCGCCGGACGGGCCGTGCTTGAGCTTGTACCGGAGACCGAACTGGCCTTTGCGCATCGTCGGCTTGGCGATGTACGCCAGCCCGTGCCGGCCCAGCAGCGGAAGCCCGGCGCGGTGGACGGCGGCCAGGTCGGCGTAGCTGTAGCTGAAGCCTTGCTTGCCGTCTTTGCCGGGGATCGTCGCGTCTTTGTTCTTGTGGACTTCCGGCAGTTCCATCTGGAACGCCGCGAGGGCGTCGGCCAGGGTGTCGTGCTTGACGGCGGTCATCGCTGGCCGCGCCGGCGATGATTGCTCGGCGGCGGCGGTCTTGCTGCCGTTGGTGGTGGTGCTCATGGTGAGCGCGCTCCCTTCCTGTAATCTGTGCCGGACGAGAAGTTGCGCTCCCGTCCGGCGTCCCCGGCCGACCTGACCCCGGCCGGGGACGTTGTGTTATCCGGTGCTGGTTTCCAGCAGGTCGTCGGTCTGGACGTCAAGCGCTTGCGCTAGCGCCAGCAAGCTGGCGGGCGCTGGCCGGATCCGGCCGCGTTCATAGCGGGAAATCTGGCCAGCTGTGACTGGCCGGCCGTCCTCGGCTTCAGCGCACAAGGCCGACAACTGCCGCAGCGTGAGACCGCGGCGAAGCCGGGCAGCCTTGATCGCCCGGCCGCTGACCTTTAGTTGATCTTGAGTTGCGGGCACGACAGCAAACTACCGCTGGATAGCACAGAAAGCAACAGATTAAAACAGCTATCAGATAGCGTTCGTTGCTTTTTGTTGCTGGCCTGCGCTGAATGCGGCTATCCTGCGTCCGGAACGGGGTTCAGCAGACGGCAAAGGGCAGGGAACATGCCAGAGCAGACCCGGCAACGGGCCAGGCTCAATGCGCTGATGGAAGACCGGCGCCTTGAGTTGCGCATGCGCTGGCGCGACGTCGCCACCAGCGCAGGCATCACCTACGAAACTCTCCGGGCTGTGCGCCGCGGCGGCCAGGAGATCCGGGACCTGACCAAGCGAGCCATCGAAGACGGCTTGCTGTGGGAACGCGGCTCAGTCGACACCATCCTCAAGGGCGGCGACCCGGTTCCGCTCGCCCCCAGCGCCGTGTCCCGCAGCCAGCGTTACGATGACCCGCGCCTGCAAGAAGTCTCGGATGCTGTCGCTGACATGGATCTTGACCCGGAGCTCAAAGCCGGCATGGTCGCGTTCGCGATCGGCTTTTTCCGCCAGCAAGACACAGCCGCCAGCGCGGACGGCCGCCGGACTCGCGCTGGCCGGCCTGCCTGAAAATCATGTCGCAGCGCGTAACCCGCTGTAGCATCCCGGTGCTGTGACCGGAACACCCGACGACTTGCCAGCCCGGGTCACCCAGCTGGAAAACCGCATGGCGATGATCGAACGGTTCTTCCGCAGCATCGCCAGCGACGACGGCCCGAACGGCTGCCAGGTGATCAGAATCATCCTCGACGGCCAGCCGGTGACGGTGTCTGTCCCGGCTGGTGAACCAGTCGACCTGGACGCGATCTGCCTGGCTGTCCAGCAGCAACGGCAGTCAAGGCAGCCCGCTGTGTCGCCCGCCGACGAAAGGTACGCCGGCCTTCACCCGGTCAGCCCGCCGCCGGATATCGCCTGAGAACTCAGGCGTTCATGTCCATGTCGTACAGAACCAGCAGCCCCGGACCCTGGAAACGTTCGACAGCGCCGTTGTCGAATTGCACTATCCACCGGCCGTCGTCGCCCCGGCCGGTGACCCGGCCTTGCCCGTAGTTCTCGGCGAACACCCGGGCTCCTTCCTCGAGCACCGGCTTCTCCCGGGTCATCCATACCGGCACCGGCGCCGAGAACATCTCCCGCGCCTCCGGATCCGGCCCGGCCGGGAGCCGGAACAGCGCGCCGGATCGTTTCCCGGGGACTTCAGCGACCCGGACGAGCTCGGCGCCCTGGCGCTGGTACCAGGCCCGCAGCGGGGCGGCGTCATCCAGCCGGTACACATCCAGCCGCAGCCAGGGAATCCCGGCCTGGTGCGCCTGGTCTGCCGCCCACCGCAGCATCGGCCCGCCGAGTCCCCGGCCCCAGGCCAGGGATGTCGCCATCTTGGAGACGTACATCGCCGGCTCGGCCAGCTCTTCGCGGGTCCAGAAGCCCGGGTCGCCCTGCGGCGACAAGGTGATCGTCCCGGCGATCCGGTTGTCGTCTTCGCGCATCGTCAGCCAGGTCCAGCCCTGTGCGACGATCGACGCGACCCGGGCGTGCGAAACCAGGTCACCGTCCCACTGGCTGGATCCGCGTTCCCGCAGCCAGCTGGCGCGTTCTCGCAACAGCCGCTGGACGTCGAACCGGCGCCCGGAAGTAGCCGGGTACATGACATATCTCATCCTGGTAGCTCCGCAATCAGCCGGGCCCGGTCAGCAGGCCAGATCGTTACCGTCAGCTTGAGCGGCCGCCCGTCGCCGGTCCGGCCGGTGGTGTACTGGACGATCACCGGAACGCCTTGCGGGATCCGCAGCTGCTCGGCTTCGCCGCGGGTCGGCATCCGTGCCTCGAATTCGTAAACGAAGACGTCTTGCTCCAGCCCGTGCTCGCGCATCAGCAAGATCACGCCCTGGGGCACGTCAGCCGGGTGCATGATCTGCGGGATCTGGCCGGCGACGTCCATCGGGTAGAACGTATCCGACAGGTTGTGCGGGTCGCCGTCTACAGTCCGCAGATGATGCCGGACCAGCACCGCGTCGCCTTGCTTGATCCCGAGCCGGCGGGCGACTTCCGCGTCAGCGTCGTCGATCCGGACCATGATCGCCTGCTGGCCTGGTTCGCGGCCCAGGTCCCGGACGTCTGTCATCCAGGCGTCCCGGCCTGCGCTGCGGCGCTGGTCCGCGCGGGCTCGCGTTTCGGACTGGGCGAACGGGACCGTCAGCGGTTCGTGTTTCCGGACGCGCCGTGGCCGGCCTTGCCCGGGTGTGGTGATCAGCCCGTCGTGTTCCAGGTCGCCGAGCGCTTTCCGGATAGTGTCCCGCGAGTACCCGTACCGGCTCATCAGATCCTGCTCGGACGGGAACGAGTCATCGGGGGCCAGGTCGCCAGCGTCGATGCGGTCACGCAGGTCGTCGTAGACCTCACGGCGCTTGGACCGTTCGGTCACGCCGGCACCTCCGCCTCCGGTCACGGGGAAAGTCCGTACAAGTATCTTGCCACCTCCGCCGATCGCGGTTACCGTGTACGTACAAGCATGCATGGTACGTACAAGGTGGTCAAGGATGAACGGTCTCCCGCACATCACGATCTTCCACGGCTTCTGGGGCTGGAGCCAGATGCAGGAGACGTCCCGGTGACCGCTGCCGCCGAATGGGCCGTGCCCGCCAGGCCAGCTCTCACCCGTGTCCCTGACTTGCCCGAGCCGGATGTCACCCGGGCGCTGGGCTTGATGCGCGAAGGCGTCCAGGTCCGCAGCATCGCCGTAGCCCTCGGCCGTACCGCCCAGGAGATCCGCGACGCCGGCATCGCTCACGGCTGGACCTGGTCGCCAGCCGAACGCCGGATGATCCGCGAGGGGATGACCTTGCCGCCGCCGCATGAAGGTGCCCGGCCAGCGCGCCACCCCGGGCCGGCCGCCCCGGAAACGCTCGCCAGGATCTTCGGGATCTTCTCTGACACTGCCGCCGGAGACCTGGCCTGGATGGACGACGGCTTGTGCGCCGAAACCGACCCGGAAGCGTTCTTCCCCGAGAAAGGCGGGTCGACGCGGGAAGCCAAGATGGTCTGCCGGTCGTGCGAGGTCCGAGCCGAATGCCTCGAGTACGCGCTGGAGCGCGACGAGCGGTTCGGGATCTGGGGCGGCCTGTCCGAACGGGAACGACGCCGGCTCAAGCGCCAGCGAGCCTGAAAGGGAACCTGACTGTGCCAACCAAGATCGTTCACAACCAGCCGGCGCGGGTGACCGTCGAATACGGCAGCGGGCCCAGCGGCAGCACCGTCGCGCTGGTCGTCTTGCTGGTCGTCGCGATGGCCGCCGCCGGCGGAGCCGCCCGCGCCGGGCATCTTCTCGACGGCGTGCTGCGCTTCGCCCTGATCGTAACCGCGTGCGTTGCTGTCGCCGGGCTCCTGATCCTGGCTCACCTGCTGCGGCGAGTGTTCTGGAACTATCACCGCCAGCGCGAGCAGGAAGCGCTGGCCGCGCAAACTCAGGCCCGCGAGATCGCCGTCCAGACCCGGACCGCGATAAGCCAGCAGGCTGCCGCTGCTGACGTCCCGGCGATCGCCCCCAGGTTCGACGCCGACACCGCCTACGTCCTGTCCGGCGACGCCGTCCAGACCGTCCGGGTCGAACGCTTCCCGAAAGAGGAGGACACCCCGTGAACATCCTCGCCGCCCTGGCCGCATCCGCCGCCGGCATCGTCGCTATCGCTGTCGCGATGGTGGTCTCGATGCACTACACCCACCTGCCGTCCGGGCTGCACCCGTGGATCGCCCGCCTGATCATCGTGATCATGTACTGCGGCGGGTCGGTGATCGTCGCCGCCGGCCTCGGCTCGGTCGTCTCCGGCCTGATCGCCGACGCCGTCGACCTGATCGGCGGCCAGTACGCCGGACTGATCAACGTCGGCATCATCATCTTCGCGCTGGTCATGCTCGTCGGCCTGGTCGCCGAACTGATCTGGGCGCCCAGCACAGACGTGGCGATCACCGCCGCGTGCATCCCGCTGCTGCTGTCGCTCGTCGCCGGCGGGTTCATCCATCAGTTCTACCTGGACACCACCGCACCAGGCCAGCAGATCGCCGCCCAGATCATGGCCTGGGTCGCAGGCTGAAAGGACCATCACCGATGCACATCTTCCTCGCTCTCGCGATCCTGGGGCTGGCGGTGTACGGCGCTGGCGCTATGACGACCCGCATGGTCCGGCACGTCGCCAGCAGCGCCAGCAGCACCCCCGGCGCGAAGCGAGTCGCCGGCCAGGTCCAGCAACGCGGCCGCGCCGCCCGGGGTGCCGCCGGAACCAGAAGCAAGCAAGCTGCTCAAGTCGGCCAGCGGCGGATCAGCGAGATCTGGCATGAAGCGTTCGCTTTGAACTGGCTGGAGAAACACCGGGCCCGCCGGGCGGCGAACCCGGGCAGCGTGCGGCCAGTCCGGCAGCGCGTCACTGAATGGATCGGCGCTCGCCGCAAGCCGCCAGCCTCGGGCAGTCAGCCACAGCAGCCGATCGCGCCACCAGGACCATCCAGCACGCTGGGCGGGGCCATGCCACCGCCCGCGGCCAAGCCTGCCGCCCCGGCCGCGCATCCCGCGCCGGCTACCCACTCGCCTTCGCACCCGCCGTCGACTAACGGAAAGGCTCCTACTCCGATGACCCAGCCCGTCAGCGCCCCCCCTGTCTCCGGAGCATCCGGAGACCTGTTCACCGCCGCCAACCAGCTCGTCGGATCCTCCCTCGCCGGCGGGATGCAGTCCAAGCGCCGCGGTGTGCACACCCTCGCCGAAGCAGTCGACTACTTCGCGAACCTGCTCCACCAGTTCTCGTCCCGGCTGGCCGAACCCGACCAGGGATATCCGGCGGCCGTGTGGGAGCCGATCGCCCAGGCTGCCGCGCATCTCAAGGGATGCGGCTCCAAGCTCGGCGAATCCGACACCGCGCTCGCCACCCTCGCGAACACGCCGATGGGCGACGTCGCGACCTCTACCGTCAAGTCGCCTCACCACGACCAGGTGAACAGTGAGTAAGACCGCCGCCCCCCCGCACCCGCCCCAGAGCTTGCCCGGCAAGCCCAGGTTCACCTGGCTCGTGCCGCTGTGGATGCGACGTCACCGGCATCTGACCGTGCCGCTCCTGCTTGTCCCGGCCGTCTTCCCGGCTGCCGGGCTAGCGCTGCACACCAGCCGCTGGCGGGCCGAAACGCTGATCGCCTCCGGTGTCGTCCTGGCCTGCGTCTGGTTCTTCGCCCCCCACAAATGGGACCGCCCGGCGGAACGCTTCTACGCGATCGCGTCCGTCGCCGCCGCCGGCGGCTGGCTGACGTTCGCCGCCTACCGCGGCTTCAGCCGGTGGACCTGGATCGCCGCCGTCGTCCTCGCCGCCCTCTGGGGAGTGCCGTGGTGGTGGCACAAGCGGGTGCGCTTGTACTCGAGCTCGGCCCGCCTGGTCCGGTCCTGGAACAGCTGGTGGCAGGCCAACTCGCATCTGTGGAACGGCCAGGGCTCTGGTGTGATCGACCTTGACCCGCGCCGGGACGTCGAAGAGCTCCGGATCCAGCTGGTCCCCGGCGTCCACCATGCTGAGGTGGTCAAAGACTGGCTGCCGCGGATCGAATCCGCGCTTCAGGGCTATGTCCGGCACGGGATGGTCCGCGGCCAGGTCGACCCGCGCAACCCGTCTCAGGCGCTGATCCAGCTGCGCCGCGAGAACCCGCTCCGCGACGACGTCGAATGGGATCCGAAGCAAGCCCCGTCGACGATCACCCAGCCGGCGCCGATCGGGAAACACGGCGCCGGTAACTGGGTCAAGACGTTGCTGCTGCGTAACTGGTTCGTCCTCGGGATGACCCGCTGGGGCAAGTCGAACTGGCTGTCAGCGTTCCTGGCTACCGTCAGCCAGTGCGACGACGCGCTGCCCTGGCTGATCGACATGAAAGGCGGCCGGGCGACCCGCCCCTGGCTGCCCGCCCTGGACTGGGCCGCGGTGACGATCGACGAAGCCCGCCTGCTGCTCGGCTGCGCGCTGGCCGAGATCCAGGCCCGCGCTGAAGACGCCGAATCCGAAACCGAGCAGCTGGAGCCGACCCCGGAAGTCCCGGCCCTGTTCGTGATCATCGACGAGACGCATGAGGTGACGTCGCTGCCGGTCGGTGACACCGAATGCGCGGTCCAGCTGTCGCGGGTGGTATCCCTCGGCAACGGCCTGGCGGTCTACGGGGTGGTGGCGACACAGTACGGGTCGCTGGACGAGTCGGTCCGGTTCGCCCAGACCCGCGCGAACCTGGACGGCCGGGTCTGCTTCCATGTCGCCTCCAGCCGCGACGGCCAGTTCGCGCTGGAAGACTGGGCGAAGCTGGACGCGTCCCGCCTGGACGTCCCCGGCTCGTTCTATTACCAGCTCGGCGCTCGGGCGTCTGTCGAAGACGCCAAAGGCCCGCACATGCCGCACGCTCTTGTCCGGATGATCGCCGCGGCGAACGGCAAGCTGCGGGCCAGCCGGCCGCCGCTGCGGCTGTATTGCGGTGACCGGCCGATCAGCGACCAGCCGGGTGCGCCGACCTGGCAGCAGGTCTACGACGACCGGTGGAGGCGGTTGCCGGCCAAGTTCTGGAAAGACGCCCCGCAGTGCGACGGGCTGGCCGTCCCGGGCCCGGCCTCTCCCCCGGTCGCAGCCCCGGCACCGTCGCCGGCTGCAGCCGGGCTGGCCGCCGACGCCGCGGCGATCGCCGCCCGGATCGAAGCTGACATCGCCGGCACCCCGGATATCAACCCGGGGCAGCTGGCGCGGATCCCGTCCGAGATCGAGCTCGAAACCGAGACGCTGCGCAAGATGGCCATGTTCGCTCGCTTGCTGACCGACGCCGACCCGCACATCACCCCGAAGGATCTTGTGAGCAAGTCGGGGATGTCGCGGGCGTGGATCATGGCGATGCTGCCTGATCTGGTCACAGACGAGGTTGTGATCAACTCTGGCAAGGGCCAGTACCGGGCAGTGCCGGGTGCTGACGTCTGGGCTGCTATCGAGGCCATCCGGGACCGGCGGGCCAGGTCGCTGACCGGGGCGACAGCCTGAGGTGTCCAGGAGGCCGGACGGTGCCTGTCGCATCCCGCAGCAGGCGCCTACGCGCGCGCGCGCGAGTGGACATCCAGCTGGACACCAGCGCTGTCCAGCTGGACACCCCGCTGGACACCAGGGGACCGGATCAAACCAGCCGATAGACACCAGCCCAGGGCAAAGCCGCCCGTAGACACCGATAGACACCAGCAGAACAGAAGGTGAGGGATCATGCTCGGTCGTGAACACGCCCTGTCCGGGCTAGCCGCCGGGCTGGCCGTCGCCGGGCTCGGGCTGCATCTGCACACCGGCCCGCTGCTGGCGCTGGCTGCCGGAACCGGCGCGTTCGCCACCGTCCCGGACATGGACACCCTCCATTCGTGCGCCGCCCGGTCGCTCGGTTTCCTGTCCGAAGCGTTCGCCTTGCTGATCGAAAAACTGTCGGGCGGGCACCGGCACGCCACCCACAGCCTGCTCGGCGTCGCGGTGTTCACCCTGGACGCCCAGATAGCGTGCTATTACCGGCATGACCCGGGCGGCCGGATCGGCCTCGGCCTGGTCCTGGCGATCGCGCTGGCCGCAGGCCTGCGCGCGCTGCATGTCCACCGGAACCTGGCTGACCTGCTCGCGCTGCCCGCCGCCGCGGCGATCGCGGTAACCGGCTGGAACCTCGAGCTGGTGCCGCTGGCGTGCGGCCTGGGCTGCCTGACGCACATCACCGGAGACATGCTGACCACCGAAGGCTGCCCGCTGGCCTGGCCGGTGACGCTCAAGCATTACCGGCTGCTGCCCGGCCCGCTGGATTTCACCACCGGCACCTGGCGCGAAACCTGGGTCGTGTTCCCCAGCCTGCTGGGAGCGATCGGGTTGCTCGGTTACCTGGCTGTGACAACACACTGACCAGATGTCCTCCGCTACCCCCGGGAAAGGCGCGACCATGGCTGACATGGCAGACAACACCCCCGCGCACGCCGTCCGCCCGCGTTCGTTCGAACCGGAACAGAAAGCTGTCCTCGCGCTCCTGATCGCCGTCGTCGCAGTGATCCTGGTTGCCTACGGGGCGGCCGCGTCGTACGACAACCTGTGGCATCTGGCGCTCGCCCGCGGTGTGCCGTTGCCGCGGCTGATGCCGGTCGGGCTGGACGGCGGCCTGATCGGCACCGTCGCCCTGGACCTGGCGCTCACATGGGCCGGATACCCGCTGTGGTGGCTGCGGTGGATCGCCCGCCTGTTCGCGTTCGCGACGATCGCCGCCAACGCTCTGGCGGGCTGGCCGAACCCGGTAGGCATGTTCCTGCGGATGGCCGCCCCGGCGCTGATCGTCGTCATCACTGAAGCTGTCCGGGCAGTGTTGCTCAAGCGGCGGCGGGAGATCGCCAGCGACCGGATCCCGGGTGCCCGCTGGCTGCTGGCACCACGGCAGACGTTCGCGATGTGGAAGCGGATGAAGCTGTGGAACATCACCGTCTACAGCAAGGCAGTCACGATGGAGCTCGCCCGGCTGCGCGCGATCGAGGCGCTAGCCGACTATTACAAGACGCGGGACTGGCGCGCGCTAGCGCCCGGGTCGCTGGTCTGGATGCTGGACGCGGGTGTCCACATGGACGACGCGCTGGCGGCTGTGGCGGTTCTCACCGCCCCGCCAGAAGCCTCGCCAGAACAGACGCCAAAGGCCCGCCAGAAGCCTCGCCAAACCAGCCGCCAGAACGCTCGCCAGAAGCCTCGCCAGGAGACCGCCGCCGCGCGCGAAAAGGCGAAGCGTCTCATGACCGACGACTGGACGATGCCGCTGGCGGATGTGGCCGCCCAGACCGGGTTGTCCGAGCGGACCGTCAGCCGGGTCCGGAGCCAGATGCCCCGCCCGCTCCGGTCCACAGGATGACGGACGACTTCGGCGAGTTTCAGTTCACCAGCCTGGCCGGCGGGCTGCGCTGGCGGATCGACCGGGCTGACCCGCGCATCCGGATCAGCGGCCAGATCGTCCGGATGGGCCTCGCCCGCGAGCTGGCACCCGGCGCCGAGCTCACCAGCGACCGGCTGGTGATCTGCGGCGAGAACCAGCGAGTGATCTACCAGATCGGGCCGTACCATCAGGACGAAGACTGGTACGAAGCCTGGTGGCCGGACTGAATCTGGACGCCGCGACCAGATCGTGACCGGCAGAAAGGCGCAGAAACCTGCGCTTGTCTGGTATCAATTGCGCCATGGCCGACTCTGCGTCCAACGGATCCAGCCCTGCCGCCGGCGATGTCCCTGACGGTCTGCGCCCAGCCCCCGCGCTTGTCATCGCAGACTTGTTCGCCCGCAAGCTAGCCGAATTCCTGGGCTCCTGGATCGCCCAGCAGCCCCAGATGCTTGCCAGCGTCCTCGCGCAAACCAAACTCAAGCAGCCGATGTGCGCTCAATGCCTGCTGCAACGACTCCTCTGGGAAGCCAGATACGACACCGAGCTGGACGCCGCCCTGGCGACCGCTATAACCGAGAACGGGATCGCGGAACGCGCCGACCCCCGCGTCGGCAGCCTGGACCTGGCCGCGTACCTTCCCGAGCCTTTGCGACCGCATCCGTCTAAACCGTGGGACGGCGACCGGATGCCGCAAATCCTCGACGGGGTGACGTTCGCCTCAGGGTCCTGGTGCTGCCCGTTCCATATCCCGGGCGCACCCCCGCCTGACGGCGTAACCCCGCTCGCCGCAGTGCTGAACCAGCGACCGCCACTTATCGCGATGCCCGGCATCAGCCTGTCCGCGGCGGCAGCGATAGCGATGGGCAACGTCCCGGGACTGCCGGGAGCCCCTGGACAGTGAACTGCCCGGGCACCTGCAACGCCGAGTACCGCAAACTGAAAGCGATCTACGACGACGCAGTCCGCCGGTACGACGCCACTCTCGCCAGCTTGCCCGACGGTGCGCCCGTGCCGGACCCGCCCCACCCGCCGCGGCTGCGCGCGTTCGAAGGCCGGCCGGTCTGGTGCGGCCGGTGCGCGTCGGTCATCCGGATCCAGCTGGCCGAACTCGACGAGCTAGCCGCGTTGCTGGCCGCGCTCCCGCCCGGGATCCGGCCCGCGTCTGACACGCCGCGTAACCCGGGGAAAGTAGACGGCACACCGGCTATCCAGTCACCGTCACCCGCCGGTGACGACCTGGACGAGCTAGAACGCTGGCTCGCCGGCTGGGAACGAGACTGGCGGCATGCCCGCGGCTGGCCGTCGCCGCCGAAACGAGGTGTGCTGGCCACCCCGATCACCACGATGGTCGCCTGGCTCGGGCTGCGCCTTGACGCCATCGTCGCCGACGCGGACTACGGGGAACGGTTCGGGCTGGAAACCTTCCGCTGGCACCGGGTCATGCGCCGGAAATCGCACGCCGCGTCGTTCTCCCGCTTCGTCAGGCAACCGTGCCCCAGCTGCAAGAGATACACCCTGTGGGAGAAAGTCGGCGAACCGTATATCTCATGCGTTTACGAGCCGTGCGCCCGCCGGCTGACCCGCGAAGACCTCGAGCGGGAGTCAGCGTGAACCCGGTGTTGACCGCACCGCCGGCGCCTGTGTACAGTGGCGCCAGCGAGACACGTATGCCCTGGCCAGAGCCAGGGCTTTCTGTTTCTCCGGATCAGGTCGCCGCCCGGTACTTCACCATCGCCAGCGTGCCGTTGCTGACCGCTCCCGAGCTCGGCCAGATGCTCGGTATCCGGACCCGGACGATCTATGAATGGCGCCGGCGCGGGTTCCTGCGCGAACGCGGCCTGGACGACCAGGGCAGGTGGCTGTTCGACGTCGCTGAAGTCGCCGAAGTGCACGCCACCCCCGGCTGCCGCAGGCGGGATCTCCGGTGAGCGTTTCCCCGGCGTGGGTCCAGCAGACCCTGTTCCAGCTGTACGGCCAGCTGGCTACCGCCCAGCAGTCGCTGGCGATGGCCCGTGACCTTGAGATGGAAGCCAAGTACGAGCATGACCGGGGCCCGATCGACCCGGGGCTTCGCGCGGAGACAGGTTCAGGCGGCCTGCTGGTTCGCGGCCTGACGCTTCTCGCACGCCGCCTCGGACTTGCACACCTGACGGCTCTGGGGGCGCGGGAAGACGAACCCGCACCTGACGCACTCGCTGACTTTGCCCGGCCCGGCTGAGGCTTCGATCGCGTCGTTCGCTGCGTCGGCCGCAGCCTGCCCGGGGTCGCGCCCGTCCTCGAGCGCGGCGGCCGCAGCGGCGCACGCTGCCCGCTCGGCCGCGTTCTCGGCGGCAGACCGGAGCGAGTGACGCCGGACCCGGTCACGGATGGTGCTGACGGCGACGCCCATCTGGCGGGCGGTCTCGGCGTAGCTCCGGCCAGTGTCGACGTACATGTCGAACGCCATCTTGTCGAGCTCGGCCAGCGCGGCGGCGGCCTGGACCTCGGACAGAGGGGTCTGGGTGAGTGCAGCCATCGGATCCTCCTGAAGTTCATGTCGTTGTGATGTAGACGACTCTACGGCAAGCCTCCCAACCTACGCAACACGTATTGCCGAACTTTCCGGAGGTGGCGTGGCCGGCGAGATCACCCAGTTCCCGCACTGTGACCAGCGCATCCTCCACGCCCCCGGCGAATGCGAGTTCTGCGACCGCCACCCCGGATGGCAGCAGCTACGGCAAGCATGGGGGATCGCGTTCACCGGCCACCCGCCGCGCGCCGGCTTGCCGAAATGCGGCCGCCGGATGCGCAACACCTTCCCCGGCTACGGCAGCGACAAAATCCGCTGCCAGCAACCCGCCGGCCATCAAGACGAATGCCGCCCGTACCCGGCGTGGGACGTGCTGCCATGCCCAGCCGACGCAACCCGCCCGCCCGGCGCCTCGAATGATCACCGCCGCTGGGGCGGCAACAAGCCCACCACAGCCGCAAGCAACCCGGCCTGGCCCGCCGAAACAACCGCCAGCAAGATCCTGTACGGCGACAAAGGCGGCCGCCAGCTCTGGCCGCTACGCGAACAGATCACCCGCCGGGCCCGCCGCCCGATCGAGAACTGGCGCATGCGACACCGCGGCTGGCGACGCGACGGCCCGTTCTGGATCCGGAAGCACTCCTGACCAGCTTTTTCGACGAACCCCATCAGCCCATCGCAAACCACCTGGAGGTCCGATGGCTCAGGGTCGCAAACGCGGGCTGGAACAGCGCGAGAAAGACCTCCGCGCGCTGGAAGCCCGCCGCCGTAACCTGACCTACCACCAGATCGCCGCCAACCTCGGCTACTCGTCAGTGTCGGGAGCGTACGCCGCAGTCCAGCGCGCGCTCGAAGACAGCGTCCGCGAAGCAAGCGACGCGGTCCGGCAGCTGGAGCTTGACCGGCTGGACGAGCTCGCCCGCCACATGTACCGGATGCTGGCCGCCAGGCATGTGGTGGTGATCCAGAGCGGGAAAGACGCCGGCAAGCTGGTGACCGACGACGATACCGGGTTGCCGTTGCAAGACTGGGCGCCGGTCGAACGGGCTGTAGCCCGCCTCCAGTCCATCAGCGAAAGCCGCCGGAGGCTGCTGGGGCTGGACGCGCCAGTCCGCACGAAGGTGGAAGTGATCACCCGCGACCAGGTCGAAGACGCGATCATGCAGCTGGAGGCCCAGATTGCCCAGCGCGAGCGGGCTGCCGCCGAAGCTGCTGGTTGAAGCGCCGGAAGACCGGCTTCGCCGGCTGAAAGAGCTTCAGGACCAGTGGGAGGCGCTGGAGAAGATCCGGCTCGCTGAACTGGACGTGTTCGACCTGATCGGCTACAGCCCGTCGCCGAAGCAAGCCGAGTTCCATGCAGCCCGCGAGTTCGACATCTTGTACGGCGGCGCGGCCGGCGGCGGCAAGTCGGCGGCGCTGGTCGCCGAAGGCCTCAGAGCGTGCGCCCGCTACCCGGGCCTGCGGTGCCTGCTGGTGCGCCGCACGTACGACGAGCTCGAGGAATCCATCTTCCCGGCGCTCCGCAAGTTCCACATGGGCGAGCCGGTCGGCGCACGATGGAACGGCACCACCCGCGAGCTCAGCTTCACCAACGGCAGCTTGTTCCGGTTCCGGTACATGGAAACCCTCGCCCACGCCTCCAGGAGACAAGGCGGCGAGTACCAGCTGCTGCTGGTCGACGAGCTCACGCTGATGGTCCCCGGCGTCGTCGACATCCTCCGTTTCGAACGCCTCCGCGCCTCCGGTGACCAGCCGATCATCGGGGTCCGGTGCACCAGCAACCCGGGCGGCCCCGGCCACGGCCAGGTCAAAGCCCGCTATATCGACGCCACCCGCCATGGCCAGCGGATCGTCACCGACGAAAACGGGCTGACGATCCGGTTCATCCACGCGAAAGCGACTGACAACCCGCACCTGGACCCGGGTTACCAGCAACGCCTCGACGCGATCCCGGACCCGGCCCGCCGGGCGGCGATGCGCGACGGAGACTGGGACCAGTTCGCCGGCATGGTCTTCAAAGAGTTCCGGCGAGATCTGCACACCGTCGACCCGGTCCAGCTGCCGTTGTCCTGGCGCCGGTACAACGGCATCGACTGGGGATTCGCCGCCCCGTGGGCTGTCCTGTGGGGCGCGCTGGACGAAGACGGCCGGGTCTGGATCTACCGGGAGATTTACCGGACCCACGTCGGTGAAGCCGACCAGGCGCGCAGCATCCTGGCGGCGGAAGCTGACGGAGAGCACGTCAGCGTCCGGTACGCCGACGACGCGATGTGGGCCACCCGCGGCGACGCGAAACCGATCTCAGAGGTCTACGCGGAGGAAGCGGTCCCGCTGACGCAAGCCGGCTCGTCCGCAGGCAGCCGGATCGCGGGCTGGCAACGGATCCACAGCTACATGCGGGAAGGGCCAGCGTGCCAGCTGCACCGGGCCGAAGGCCGGGACACCTGCCCGATGATCCATTTCTTCCGGACCTGCGAGAACCTGCTGTCCGAGCTTACGAACATCCCGTACGCCACCACCGGCAACCCGGAAGACACCGACCCGAACGCGCCAGATCACGCGTGTGACGCTCTCCGGTACCTGCTGATCAACCTGGGAACCGGACCCCAGTTCGTCATCCTGGCCGACGCCCCCAAGCCGCTGGAAGCCGACGGGGTGGAAGTGCTCCAGCCGGCCGGGTCGTTCGCTGTCCGGCCCGATCCGGCGGACATCCTGTTCGGGTCATCCAGCCAGGCTGCTGCCGACAGCGACGGGCCTCGCGCCGGCGCGACCCAGAAAGCTCCCTGGATGTGACCCGGACATGTCCGGACATCTTCCCTCGCCGCCGCAGGTCGCACCCGAACCAGCCAGTAACAGATCATGGGCGGGACGGACCGAGACGGACCGGCTGACGGTGATGAACACCTGGCGCCGGCAGGCCGCCGTCTCCTACGGCGTCCCTCGCCGCAAACTGCGGCTGGTGTTCTGGTGCGAGAACGACCACGACATGGTCACCTGGATGGCCTGCCCTGACGACAACCCGTGCTGCTGGTTCTGCGGCCAGCCCGGCCGACGATGATCACCTGGGAGGTCGGCCGTGCCTCTCCGTGATTACCTGCCTGCGCCGCGGCCGAAAGGACGGCACCACGCCCCGCCGGTGATCACCGAAGCCGCGCCCCAGTACACCCGCGCCCAAGGCGCCCAGAACCGGGTGACACCGTCTCCCGAGCGCGCAGGGTTCGTCTGGGGCATCCCCCCGGGCGGGCTGGATGAATACAACCAGGCCACCGGCGCCAGCACCCAGACCGACCGTAAATCCCTCATGCAACAGCTGTACGAGGGATACGTCGCCTGCCCGTGGGCCTGGTCGTGCGTTCAGGCGATCGCCCGCACAGTCACCAGCGGCGGGCTGGTCACCCAATGGGACGGCGACACCGACAACGCGAACCCGAAAGCCCCGGACAAGCCAGACAACGTGCTGGCGCTGGAACGGCTGCTGGCGTTCGTCAACCCGCAGCAGAACATCCGCCAGCTGTGCCGGAACATCATCGCCGACTTGCAAGTCTTCGCCGACGCCTACATCGAGATCGTCTGGTGGGGGAACCTGCCGGTCGCGTTGTACAACCAGGACAGCCCGACGACGTACCCGGTCGCTGACGAACACGGCGCGATCACCAAATACGTCCAGATCACCGACTTCGGCCAGCGCGCCAGCTTTGACCCGCGCGAGATCATCCATATCTCGCTGGACGCAGCCCGCCCCGGCGTCCAGGGCGTGTCCCCGATGCAAGCCGCCTTGCTGCCGGTGACCGCCTGGCTGTTCGCTGCTGCAGACGGGAAAGAAGGCTTCCGCAAAGGCCTGCCCCCGTCGTTCCACGCCGACTTCCCCGGCGGGGCGCAAGAGAAAGAGATGCGCCTGTGGCGCGACCAGTACTACACCCAGAACCTGGGCGCCCGGAACATCGGAACCCCGGTGATCACCAAAGGCGGTGTCCGGCTCACCGAACTCCAGCAAGGCCGGATCGCGGACGTCCTCCAGTTCAAGAACCAGTGCCGGGACGAGATCTTCGCCACCTTCGGCGTCCCGCCGTCGAAAGCGACAGTGATCGAATCCGGCAACCTGGGCGGCGGCACCGGGGAAGCGCAAGACAAGTCGTACCGGATCGACACCTGCGACCCGATCGCCGAGCTGGTTGAAGAAGCGTTCAACTATGCGCTGACCCAGCAGGCGTTCGGCATCGACGACTGGCACCTCGAGTTCGTCGACACCGACTACCGGGACTCTCAGGTGATCGAGCAGATCCGGGACATGCGGCTCCGGAACGGGTCATGGACCCGGAACCGGTACTCCGCTGAAATCGGCGAACCGCCGGTCGAAGGCGGCGACGACGCAGTCCTGGTCGACCGGCAGAACCTGGTGCTCTGGTCAGACATGCGAGCCATGTCCGCGGCGATGGTCGCGTCGAAACAGCCGGCTGGCCAGCAGCTTGCGGCGCTCCAGCCAGGTACCCAGCCGCCAGCCAGCCCGCCCGCCCCGGACGACCAGGACGACGACCAGGATCCGGATGCCCGCGAGACAGCCCGCCGGTACGCGACGGCGTACCGGATCCGGCTGGCCGCGGCGCTGAAAGCGCTGCCGGTCCTCACCGAAGCACATCCGGCGCTCGCTGACGCCAGCCAGGCTGTTTATGACCAGCTGGCGCAAAACTTCCCTGCCCGGTCGATCGGCTGGGTGCGTGACCTGGAATGGGAAGGACCGGTGCGAGTCCCGGCTGACCATATCGACGTCCAGCATGCAGACGAGTGGGCCGCCAGCCATGACGGACGTTTGCCCAAGTTCGTCAAAAAGCTGAAGCGACGCCAGCGCAACGGCCGCGAGCTCAAGCCGGCGGTGTATGTCCGGACCCCCGGCCAGCCGAAAGACGTGATCGTCGACGGGCATCACCGGACGCTGGCGTACCTGGACCAGGGGCAAGCACCGCTGGCGTACATCGGGCGGGCGTCCAGCGACCAGGGCCCGTGGGACGAGCTTCACGCCGCCCAGTATCCGGATCATCACCACCGGCCGGATGACAACCAGATGCAGTAACCAGCGAACGTCACCGCCAGCCGGTACTATCAGGCGCATGACAGCGCAACTTGCCACAGAACTGCGTGATTCTGTGCGACGTTGCCGGCGCCGGCTGCCCATGAGCTCGGACGACGAAACGCCGCAATGGTGCCAGCGGCCAGCCGGTCACCAGTTCGGCTGTTCACCAGTGCCGGACCAGTCCTGATGGCTGGCAGCCCGATGGTCAGCATCCCGATCAGGCTCGAGGCAGACCATCTCACCGGCGCGATCGACCTTATGATCAAGCATCTGACCGCTTTGCGTGACGACCTGGTCGCCTACGCCGCCGGTGATGATCCCCGGATGCTGGACGATCTGGAGTACCGGACTGGTGCAGCACCCCGGTTCGTGTGCACCAGGCACGGGTGGGCGTCGAACTTCACCCCGTGTCCGCGCGCCGGCCACGCACCAGCCGGAACCCAGCGGCTGTGAACGGCGCCGAATTCGGGCCTGACGGCAGCAACTGGCGCTGGAAAGCCAGCGTTGCCTGGCTCTGGCTGACCCGCCCGAGGCTGATGACCAGCCTCCGCCGCCGCGGCCCGAAGCATCTGATCACGGTGCCGTCGCACACCTTCGGAGACGGCCAGTGAGCCAGCCTGACCCGCCCGCCGGTGACACACCAGCGGATGAACCCGGCCGGCGAGACTTCCCGGACTGGCCGATGACCGCGCAGGACGCGGCCGCGCTATTGCCGAAGAACATCGGCTGACAGGAGACAAAGCCATGGCACTGCTCGACGAACTTCTGCCCGCGCTGCGGGACCTGGCCTCCGGCGGTGACGCCCAGCTGGTCGCTGACGTCCAGCAACTGGAAGGAATCGTCAGCCGTCGCGCTGCTTCAGCTGCGGCGGCCGTCGACCAGGCGGAGACGGAGGCGAAAAGCTGGCTGGCGGACCGTCTCAAGGGCGTGCTGCCTGCCCCGTCCGCTGCGGTGAGCGAGCCGGCGCCGGAGTCGCCTGACCAGGTGACGGAGACCAGCTAAGGCGGTCGCTGTATGGGCCGCGGCCCGATACCGGGCCGGCGCACCGTACCCGAGCCGGCTACCCGGCGTCGTGTTTCACCGGACAGCCGGCGTCCGGTCACCGGGATGCGCGGCGGGTGGGAACGCTTGAGCGAATGCGTCCAGCGCGCCCTGGATCCCGAGTTGTTTTTCCCCGGCGTCGGTGAAGAGATCGACCCGGGCGTGTTCGCCGCCTGCTCGGCGTGCCAGGTCCGGCAGCAGTGTCTTCGCCGCAGTCTGGCGGTCGACCAGGTGAGCCTGGCGCAAACCGGTTACCGGTTCGGGATCTGGGGCGGGCTGACACCCCGGCAACGGACGAACCTGATCGCCGGCCGGACTGTCCGGACCAGCATCCCGACCGGTGAACGGAACCGGTACAAGAAACGCACCGTCGCCGGGGCTGCGCTTAAGGCGGTGAACAGCTAGAAGCCGGAGGGTTCGGGGTGGCCGACCGGCCTGTGGTAAGCGGAGGACCCGGTCGCAACCCGGGCGCAGCGGGTTTGACAGCAGACGGCCGTGTGGTCCCGCCTCCCGCCATCGACCCGGACGCCTGGCTAGATGACACTCCGCTGGAGCTGGTGTTCGCCGCCGGGGCCTGGCCGCGACGTCAGGCACGCGCCAGCCGGCGCCAGCTGCTGGAGACGCTAGCCAGCCATGGTGTGACCGAGCAGGATTACCAGCTGGTCGAACACGCCCGCGAGCTGGTTCAGGAAGTGAACCAGCGGCTGGCCAGACGCGGATCCGCGCTGGTGTACGCGGTCACGTTGCAGGTGTCACCGGAGCCGGTTCATCCGCCGCAGCGACTGGAAGAACGACCGGGTGACGTTCCGGCGGACCAGCCGGCGACTCAATGCGCCGTGACCGCGTTCAGCAGCCGAAACGTCGCCCATCGTCCGCTGAGTGAAGTACAAGCCGCGCCGGATCTGGTCCCAGGTTGAACGAGCCATCGCACCTCACCTCCCTCATGTAGACAAACCTACACCTGGCCGGCGACACCCGGGGGCGATCGTGACTGATCTCGCCGAGCAAGCCCGGCTGGCGTACGCGGCCGGGTGGGCGCTGTCCGGCGGGCCGATGACTGCGCGTGTTCAGGCTGGCGGTGCCGCCGTCGTCGCCGCCAGCCTGAACACCCGCGATCCGGTGATCCTGGAAGTCGCGCTCCAGATCGGCAAGCTGGAAGGCACCTGGGCAACCTACTTCCAGCGGCGGGAACGGCTGATCGCCGCCCAGACCGCCCTGGTGCTGAAGACCTGGCACCAGATCACCGCCAGCTTGCACCCCCGGCAGACGATCCGGCGGGTCAGCGCCGAACTCGGGCCCAAGCCGGATCCGGTGCAAGCCCGCGAGATCGCCGCAGTCGCCGCCGCCGGCTTGCTGTCCGGCGTGTACGCCCACGACTCGCATCACCAGCTGCAGCAGATAGTGCAGGACGCGCTGAGGGCTGCGGCAGCTGAAGGCCAGGCCGGGTCGCTGGCGATCGCCGCCGACCGTCTTGGCCGGGCGTTCAGTTTCACCAGAACGTTCCGGATCTTGTACGGCCAGCTCGGGACGCTGCCCGAGTTGCCGTTGCTAGCCCAGCAATGGATCCAGCGGATGATCGCCGGGGCTGCATCCTCCACCGGGTCGCTGATCGCCCGCATGATCACCGCCGGCAGCACCGAAACCGAAGTCGAGGCTGCGGTCACCAGCGCGCTCGGCACCGGCCTGGACGCAGCCGCCGGGCGGGCGGTGAAACTGTTCCTGGATCAGGCGATGACCCAGGCCATGTCTCAGGCGTCGATCCAGCTGTATCAGGCTGAAGGCGTCAGCCAGGTGTACTTCCTGACCGCCGGCGACGCCGCCGTCTGCGTCATGTGCCAGGAGGCGGCAGACGGGAACCCGTACACCACCCAAGACGTCCCGACTCCCGGGCTGCATCCGGACTGCCGGTGCACCGTCACTCCAGCAGACCCGGAGCCGTATCAGGCGCTCGCCGCCTACCTGCCCTAGAAGGAGGCCTCGGATGGCTGACGATCCGGTACGGCTTATCTGGTCGCTCGCCGGCTCAGGCGAAGGCGTGACGCTGACCGCCAGCGGCAACTCGGGCAGCTGGTCATCCAGCAACCCGAACGCCAAAAGCCCGGTCGACTTGCGCTGGGTCGACGACGTCTGGATGTCCGTCAGCGTCGCCGGCGCGTCCGGCACCACCCCGACGCTGAAAGTCAACCTGAACGCTTTCGACGACCAGGGCAACCTGTTCGGCGGCGGCGCCAGCCCGCTGCTGGTCGCCCCCGCATCCGGGTCGATCACCGGCGCCGGGCAGACCGTCGTGTTCGGTGGCCGGCACGGCGGATCCGGCGGCTCGTACTTCGTGCTGCCGGAATGGGGTCAGGTGTCCTGGACGCTCGGCGGCACCAGCCCGTCGTTCACCGGCGTCGAAATCGCGCTCTACGGCCGCGGCTGAACCCCCGGCACACCTGCCAACCGATCAACACCTCGAGCCCAGGAGGACTCAGCCATGGCGAAGAACCAGATCCTGACCGAGTACGACGACAACGGTTTCCCGGCGCAGGCGTGGGAGACCTTCCCGGTCACCCTCGGCGGCCTCCAGACCGTGAAAGCGGGCCCGGGCCGGCTGGTGAAAGTCACCGTCACCACGGCGACCGCGTCAGCGGCGGCGACGATCTACGACAACGCTTCCGCCGGCTCCGGCACCGAGTTGCTGGTGATCCCGGCCGCCGCGCCGGCGGGGACGGTGTACGACGTCCAGCTGCCGGCGGCGAACGGGATCACCGTGTCGTCGTCAGGAGCGACCGGCGGCATCACCGTCGGCTACAGCTGACCGGCGCCCGCGTCTTTTCAGCCACATCGGGATCTAGGGAAGAGACGGTCAAGCCATGGCCAAGAACGGGCTGTTCACCAACTACGACAACAACGGCTTCCCGGTGCAGGCGTCGTACACCGAGCCGGTTGCCGCCGGCGCCGGGACGACGACGATCAAAGCCGCAGCCGGCCGGCTGTGCCGGGTCGTCGTCACCACCGCCGGGACCTCCTCCGACAACCTGACGTTGTACGACAACGCGTCAGCCGGGTCAGGCACCGTCCTGGCGGTGATCCCGGGCGGCGGGACAGTCGGCACCGTGTACGCGCTGGATCTGCCGGCGGCGAACGGGATCACCGCGGTGAACGTCGCCTCCGGTCCGGCGGTCACAGTCGGCTACAGCTGACCAGTGCCCAGTCCGGCACAGCAGGCGAAAGCCGCAGCTGAACGAACCCGGTTCACCGCCATGCTGCTGGAGGTTCTGGCTGACCCGGAGATCCGGCGTCAAGTGCAGGCGGCGCTGCGGCACACCAGCGCCGATTCTGGCCAGCGGCCGGGCCGGCGACGCGAATACGCGACGACGACGGCTAAAGCCCGCGAGTTGAAGACAGCACGGCTAGCAAGCCGGGGAGGCGTGCGGAATGGCTAAAGTGCTCGCCACGATCGGCGGGGTCGCGATCGCTCCCGGGGTGTCGAAGAACCGGCGCTGGTACAAGCCCGAGCACGTCGCCAGCGCTGTCGCCCGCGCCCGGGAACGGCTGGAAGCCGGCGACCAGCCGATGGTGATGCTGACTCACCATGACGCCGGCGACGACTCGCAGCTGATCGCCGCCCGGATGACCGGCATGTCGCTGGACGAGCACGGGCGAGCCCGGTTCACCGCCGACCTGGCTGACACTCCGGCTGCCCGGAACATCGCCAGCCTGGCTGACACCAGTGACGGCCAGCCCGCGCACCTGAAAGGCGTGTCGATCCGCGGCCGGTGGCTCGGGAAAGTCCGGAAAGTCCAGGGCCCGGACGGTGACCCGGTCGAAACCGGCGACGACCTCGAGATCGACGGCCTGGACTTCACCCGCAAACCCGGTGTCGACGACGCCGGGATCGACACCTTCAGCTGGGCGGCCTCCGGGGCGCGTGAAACAACCGAGCGAGTGCTGATCACCGAATCCGTGGAGGCAGAAGTGACGATCACCGAAGACGCCACGGCGCCGGATCCGGGGGTGTTGTCGACGGCGTACCCGGATCTGGCCGGCGACCAGCTGCACGTCTTCGAGAACGGGCTGTGCGTGACGTGCCCGCCGGTCACCGAGGCGAAAGACCCGAAGAAGCCGTACGGCGACGTCGCCTACGCCGACCCGGGCTACCAGAAAGACGGCAAGAAGCGTTACCCGCTGGACAACGAGAAGCACATCCGGAGCGCCTGGGGGTACATCAACCAGGCCGGCAACGCCGCCTTGTACACCGCCGCCCAGCTGAAGCGAGTCAAGGGCCGGATCAAGGCGGCGATGAAGCGCATCGGCGCGAAAGTCGCCAGCGAATCCGAGCAGGCCCCCGGCTGGTTGTTCTTCCCGCCCCGCCAGCTGGCTGAATCCGCCAGCGTGACCGAGTACTACGGTGACGGGTCTCGCGCCGGGTCCTGGTCGATCTCAGCCAGTAACGGTCCGGTGAACTTGTGCCTGAGCTCGTACAGCATGGACCCGGCTGACCTGGACGTCATCCTCCGCGCCGCCGCCGACGCTGCGTGCAAAGCTCTCGCCGCGCTGGATCCGGATATGGACGGCGACGTCGACGTCCCGGGCGCCGGCCAGGACAGCGACCCGGACGACGACGCTCCCGCGATCCCGCCGCTGACGCTCACCGGCGACGAACACGAACCCGACGACCCGGCCGGCCCGGCCGAGTCGGCTCAACCGGCACCGGACCCGGCCGCCGGCACCACCGAGAATCAGGAGGACTCCGTCATGCCGGAGAACACCATGGCCGAGACCGCTACGGCCGCGCCCGCAGCAGGGTTGTCCCAGGCCGACGTCACCGCGGCGGTCCAGTCCGCGCTGGACGCCGAGCGCGCCGCCCGCAAGGCGAAGAAGAAGAGCAAGAAGGCTGCCGCGGAGGCGGCGGCCGCCGAGACCGCCCGGATCGAGAAGATCGTCGCCGAGCGGATGGCGGCCGAGCGCGCCGCCCTCGGCGAAACCGCCGCCGGCGACAGCCAGCCGGCTGCCGGGGTGGCCGAGACTGACGAGCAGCGGGTCGCCCGCCTCGTCGAAGCGCGGGTGACGGAGGAACGGCAGAAGCTGGTCGCCAGCGGTCAGGTCGACGTCGGCCGCAAGGGCGTGGTCCGGCCGGTGAACGAGACCGTCGCCGGCGCCGGCGCCGGCGGCGAGATGAACAGCCACGGCATGCCGGCGGACTGGCCGGACAAGCCGTTGCACCAGTACACCCCGGACGAGCGCGACCGGTTCTTCGGGCCGGTGCTGACCCGCCACGTCCTCGGCCAGCGCGCCGACTTGCTCTCCTGAGCAACCCCTGACGGCCGTCCGGGCAGAGAGCGGGGCTGCCCGGACGGCGCACCATCACTCCGTGTTTGATCATCCTGACCGCCAGCCAGCCGGCTGGTGTCTAGAGCGGCAACGGTCACCCAGCCCTGCAACCCCCGGACGCACCACCGCGCCGGGGGTTTCGTCTTCCCGACCGAAGGGAGGGGCGGCCATGCCGTCCGAGCTCCGTGAGGCGCTCACCGCAGCCGGTGCCAGCGCACTCATCCCGAAGATCATCGACCCGATCCTGCTGGAGTACCAGCGGCGCTACAGCCCGCTGGTGCGTTCGATCCCGATGCAGCAGTGGGCCGCGGACGTGTACTACTTCAACCAGCGCACTTCGGTGGCAGCTGGCGGGTTCGTGCCCGATGGCGGCGCCAAGCCGGTGTCCAACTCGGTGTACGTCCAGCTCAGCTACCAGATGAAGCACGTCGAGACCGTGGGTGCGGTCACCGGCTACGCGCAGGAAGTCACCCGGCAGGTCATCGGTGACCTGCGGCAGACAGAAATCCAGGGCTCGATCCGGGGCTACTACTGGGACATCGAGACCGGCATCCTGTGGGGCAACTCGGCGTCGACGCTGAACCAGGCCCAGCCCCAGTTCGACGGCCTGGACTCGCTGGTCAACGTCTACAGCGGGTCGTACCAGAACGCGCTGGACAAGGCCGGCAACACTCTCACGCTGGCGATGCTGGACGAGCTCATCGACATGGTCGAGTCGAACGCGGCGATGCCGGTGTTCGACGACACCTGGATGCTGCTCATGTCCAACACCGCGTCGTCGAAGATCGCCCAGCTGCTGGTGAACCAGCAGCGGTTCAACGACACCGTGGAAGTCGCCGCCGGCCTGATCGTTCCGACGTACCGGAACATCCCGCTGATCAAGTCCAGCTTCCTGTCGACCCGGTCTTACTCGATGGGGACGGTGACGCCCAGTACCACCACCTACGCTGGCGCGACGCTGAACGCCACCTACAAGTACGTGATCTCGCCGGTGATCGCCCGTCAGGGCGAGATCCTGCCGTGCGCGGAGGTGTCGCAGGCGGTGACCACCGGCAACGCGGTCACGCTGACGTTCACTCCGCCGACCGGGCTGGATGGCTTGTCGCCGCAGCTGTACAAGGTGTACCGGACGGCAGCCGGCGGCGCGAGCGGGTCCGAGACGTTCCTCGGCTATGTCGACGCGACGGTCGGGCTCGCCAGCGACGGGGTCACCCCGGTGGTCACGAACCAGATCCAGGACACCGGCTCGTTCCTGGTGCCGGTCCAGACCACCGGCTCGGTCGTGCCGGCGACGTTGCCGACTACCTACTACGGCACGAACACCGGCATGTTCCCGCCGGCGGCGGGCAACGAGAACCTGTACCTGATCAGCCGGGACAGGAACAACGTGGTCCGGCCGTACATCAGGGAAGCGCAGCCGCTGGACGTCTACCCGACGACCGCCAGCCCGGACACGCTTCCGTACGCCGTGATCGGTGACACCGCGCTGGCGGTGCGCGCCACCCGGTACACCGGCCGGCTCAGCAGGGTCAACGTCAGCGTCTGACCCGTGTGATGTGCGCCGGCGCCCAGGCTGAATCCAGGTCGGCCGGGCGCCGGCGCACTCCCCAGGCCTTCCCCCCGGGGGGCCTCGAGACAACCCGCAACATACCGGAAGGCGCCAGCATGCTGCTCAGGAAAGAGCACGGCGGGTCGGTGATCGGCTCGTATTCGTGGGCGAAAGACGGTGACGTGACCGACGTGCCGGATGATCTGGCAGCTGAATTGCTGGCGATCCCCGGCAATGACTTCAGCGTCGCTGAAGCGCCCAGGCCGCGTCCCCGGGTAACCCCGGCGCCGGCGCCGGCTACACCGCCAGCGGACGCTCCAGCCCCGTCCCCGCCAGCGGCCGCGGCCGCAACACCAGCGGAAAGCCCGGCTCCGGCCGCGGCTGACGCCGCACCGCAGCCCGCCGCCGGCGCCCAGGAGGCGGAAGCCGCCGCCAGCGCGTGAAGCTGTTAACCGCACGCTTATCGACCGGGAGACGGTGACATGGCTGACACTCCAGTGCCGTTGTGCACCGCCGCCCAGTTCACCGAAGGCCCGTACGGAGATCTGGTCGCCAAGTATTCGCCGCAGGCGCTGTCTGACGTGCTGGTTGAAGCGACCCGGATGTGCGAGTCGGAAACCGGCCGCCGGTTCGCTCCGTTCACTACCACTGAAACGCACCGGGCCAGCGGGATCGACCCGGACGAATACTCGGACAGCGCGAACTTGCCGATGGACATCCGGTCAGTCCTCGGCGCGTCGTACGCGGCAGCGCTCGGCGCGTCGTCGCTGGTCCGGCACTGCTGGCTGGATGAATGCGCAGTCCGGTACCCGGATCTGTGGACCTACAGCAACACGACAGTGACGTTCATCCGGTCCTACGGCGGCACCGAGACGATCGCCAGCAGCCAGATCTTGAACGGCCCGGAAAACGACACCGGGCATCTGTGGTTCCAGCTCGGGTTGTTCCTGCCGGTCGGCAGCAGGGTGCAAGTCACTTACTCGGGCGGTTACACGATCGCGATGCCGGCTGACCTGGTGAGAGCGAACAAGTACATGGCCGCCAGCATCGTTGTCCGCGAGCTCAACCCCGGGTCGACAGACCACGACCCGGACGCGTTGCACACTGACGCGCTTATGGTGCTGGCGAACTACGCCAGGTCTTGACGATGGCCGGCCTGACCCGCGCGGTGCTGCGACCGTTGAAGCCGTCGCGCCGGTCACCGCGGCAGACCCGGTTTCATTCGCACCGGGGGCGCCGGTCCAGCGAACAGTTCCTGGCGCACCGGAGCGGGTATCCGCCGTATCCGGCGTTCCGGGCGCACGCCACCCGCGCGATCCGGGCCTGGAAACAGAAGCCGGTCACTCCGGCGAAAGCTGCTAAGGCGGTCAAGTACAAGTCCGAGATCAAAAAGGTTCCGGCGGTGTACAAAGGCCGGAAGACGCCAGCCAGGTACCCGTCGCTGATCAAGACGGTGCCGTCTGCCTACAAGATCCGGAAGACGTCCGGCAAGTACAAGCCAGCGCGCTAGCTGGCGCGTCTGCGGCCGGACTGGCCGGGTTGCCAGCGTCCGCTGCCGCCTCGCCCGGGTGATGCTGCCCGCGCGAGCACAAGAGTCCGGAACCGCCAGGCTGGTGACCGGCCGAAGATCCGGTCCGGGTTCGGGAACTCGGGTGTCTTGTCAGCCCGTATCCGGAGCCGGGCGCGGGAGATCGACCGGGCCTGGATGCCGAGGAATCTGGCTGCGCCGTCGATGTCGGTCAGTTCGTCGATCCACGGCATCCAGCGGTCGAGCGCGCCAGGGCCGTCAGCTTTCACCGCGGCGATCAGGTCTGCTGCGTTCGGCTGCATCGCTCGCTCGCTTCCTGCCGGTTTGCCTGCCTTACAGCGACAATCGTACAGGATTCTAGCGGCATCCGGCCTGACGGGCGTACTGCATGATCGTGACGCGCGGCCGGTGCTGCCAGAACGCCCGCAGTTCTTCTGACGCCATCCGGTGCGCCCACGCCTCGGGGCCGGACCACAGGCGGGTCGGGGAGATGCCGGCGGCGATGCCAGCGCGAGACAGCAGGTTGCCGCGGGTTTCGGCGTCGGCGGCCAGGTAGTCGGCGTACATGCCGTCGTACCATTCGGCGTTCACGGCGCGACGGCGGGCGCGGGCGATGGCGAGCCGGTCCCGGCGGGCCAGCTCGGTCAAGACGGCGTTCCGGTCGGTCTGGTCGCCGCGCTGGTAGAGGGCGGCCAGGTGCTCGTCGCCCATCACCGGAAGGTTTGCCATCAGCATGTAGACAAACCTACGGCTGGCCAGCCCACCTTGTCAACACCTCCATCCAACGTTTTCCCGGGAGGCTGGCCGTGTCGACCGCCGACGCCGTCTCACGCGAAGCCGCCTGGCTGGCGACCTCCATCACAGACGGCCTGCCGCTGCTGCCATCAGCCGCAGGAGGCCCGTGGCAGGTCATCCAGGCGTACTGGCCCGGAATCCGCCTCGCCACCCAGCAAACCGGCATCTATGTCCAGCGCACCGACCTGGACGACGTCCGGGCCGCCACCCAGCGAATCCGGCCCCAGTACGCGTTCGAGCTCAAGCTGGTCTGGCCGGTCCGGGTCACCGGCGCGCCGATCGCCGAAACCGAAGCCCAGAACCTGGACAACGCCGTCGACTTGCTGATCCAGCGGCTCCGCGGCCCGCTCGGCGACAAAACCCACGGCGGCCGTTTCCTGTCCGTCTGTGAAGTGCCCAGAGAGAACCCGGTCAACGTCCGGTTCGACGACCCGGAAACCACCATCCCGGTCCAGAAAGCGCTGCGCGCCACCGTCACCTACCACGCCGACGACCTCGAGATCACCGACTAGGAGGCTGGGGATGCTCCAGCGCAACCAGACCGACTCGATCTTGTGGGTCGCTGACGCCGGCGTGAAAATCGGCCCCGGCGAGACCGTCGACACCCCGTTGCCGGTCCCCGGCTGCATCCCCGTCGACGACGACACCGCCAGCGCGGCTGAAAACGATCCTCCGGCCCCCGGCGAGCCGGCCACAGCAACACCCGGACCCGAGCCCGCCAGCCCGCCAGCGCCCGCGCCTGCTATGCCTGCGGCACCCGAGCCAGCACCCCCCGCTGACGACCCACCTGCCAACGCCCAGCCCGATGACGAGGCTGGCCAGCCTGCGGAGGAGACCGCGCCATGACGTACCTGAGCAGGCTCACCAAACTCGGCCTGGCCAAAGAGACAACCCAGTACACGTACCTGGCACCGACCGTCAGCGTGCCGTTCAACACCGCCAAATTCACCGACAACATCACCCCGTTGCGAGACGAGTCGGTGCGCGCGAACGACGCTGTCCTCCAGGGGCTGAACCAGGGTCCCTGGTCGACGACCTGGGACATCGAATGCAACGCCTACGGCGACCTGATCGGCCAGTTCTTCCGGGCGATCATCGGCCCGGACACGATCACCACCGCCGGAGTCAGCACCACCCTGGCGTCGAACTGCTCAGCTGGCGCAGTCAGCTTGTCGCTGACCGCGTCAGTGCCGTCGAACAGCATCATCCAGATCTCGGACTCGGGCGGCGCTCACCTCGAATGGGTGCAAGTCGGCACGGTCACCGGCTCGGGCCCGTACACCGCCCCCGTCAGCTTCCCGGCCTCCGGCACCCGGTACGCGCACACCGCCGCCGGCGGGTCCGTCATCTCGCAGACAACCCACTCGTTCAAGCAGAACCGGACCTTCAGCACCGTCTGGCCGACATACAGCTTCACCACCGACGACGGCACCGACCAGCTCGGCTGGCCCGGGTGCGTCATGTCCGACCTGGCTATCAAGATCGACCCGAAGGGGTACATCACCTTCAACCCGAAGTACACCGGCATGCCGTCGATCGCCGAATCAACGTTCAGCTATGCCGCCAGCGCGGTCCAGCCGAACGTCGGCTGGGGCTGGACAGTGACCCAGAACAGCGTCGCGTCGACCCGCGGCCTGACGTTCGACCTGACGCTCAAGCGCGCCGTCGAAGCGATCCAGTCGTCAGACGGCACCCAGGCGCCGCGCGAGATCTTCCCCGGCGCGCTCGAGTCCGATGGCACCTACAAGGCGATCCTCGAGAACGACCTGGACTTCAACCTGTTCAAGCAGTACCTCCAGTACCCGACGGTGCACACCCTGAACCAGCCGGTCGTCGCCGGCGGCGCGGTCATCGTCTTGACCATGTCGTCATCCGGCTACACCACCGGTGAGGCAGACATCAGCACGCCGTACGTCCAGCTGAACCAGAACCTGTCCGGCATCGCGAACTCGACAGACGCCGGCGTGCTGCAAGTCCAGCTCAGCAACTTCGTCACCACCACCTACTAGACCGGCGCGCAGGCCGCCGCTCCTGACTGTCCCAGCCATCCCAACCTCACCTGGAAGAGGAACCCTGCCATGCCCGGTTACGCCACCCCTGTGATCACCAGGCATTTCCCCGAGCTCGTCGAAGACGGCGACGACGTGTGGGTCACCATCCGGAACCCGCGGCTGATGGCCCCCGGCGAGATGCTGTCGACCGCTGACGGCGTCCAGACCGGCCCGGACGGGGAAGTGCAAGACCTGGGGGTGGCCAGCCGGGCGTCGTTCAAGCTGGCCGCCAAGCTGATCATCGGCTGGCGGATGTACGACGCGACGTTCATCCCGCAGCTGGATCCCCAGGGCGAGCCGGTGCCGGGTGCGGCCGCGGCGCTGCTGCCGCCGGTTCCCGGGCCGGCGGATGTCGCGAAAGCGCCGATGGCGGTGTTCAACTGGCTGGGGGAACAGATGGCCACGGTAAACCCTCAGCAGACCCCGGCGAACCCGGAGGGTACTTCTGGGACGTCCTAGCCCCCGCCGAATCCATCTATGACGGCACCTGGGGCGGGCCGGCTGTCCCGGACGAAGTCCGCGACTTCGAGCTCATGCAGATGATGGGCTGGTCCTGGCCGGATCTGGTCCGCACCCCGGTGTACGTGCGCCGGATGTGCTGGGACATCGGGATGATCAAACGGCGGGTAGAGGCGGACCGGACCGCCCGGAACAGGGGGTCCGGTGAACAACGCGGGGGCTGACGTCGCAGCCAGGCTGAAAGTGATCCGGTCCCGCGCTGCCGGGGTCGCGCCGAAAGCCGCCGTCGAAGCCGTCAGCCAGGCTGGCGAGACGCTGACCAAGCTGGCGCTGTCGAAACGCTCCCATCCGAAAGGGACGCCGACGCCGTCACCGAAAGGCGCGCCGCCGGCGCTGGTGTCCGGTGACCTGCGCCGGTCGGTGCGCCGGACCCCGGCGACGATGGTCGGCAGCGCCCGGTTCGTGCAAGTCCTCGGCTCCCGGCTGATCTACGCCCCGGTGCACGAATTCGGGCCGGTGACGATCACTGCTAAACGGTTCCCGCAGCTGGGGAACCCGCAAGCCGGGTTCTTCGGCCCGCAAGTCACGATCCCGTCCCGCCCGTGGATGCGGCCGTCTGTCGAACTGCTGATCACCAGCGGGACGGCGACGAAGACGGGTGCGCTGGCGTTCCTGGCCGCCCTCGACACCTGATCTGAAGCCTAGGGAGGCGCTGTGGCGGTCCTCCCTCCGGTTGAGCAGGTTTTCGAGGCGAACGCGGAAGCGTTCCTGGCGACGATCGACTCGATGGTCGCCGCGTGTGACCGGCTGGCCGAGTCGATCGACGAAGTCGCCGCCAGCGCTGACCGGCTCGGCGGCGGTGCTGACGCGGCCGCCGCCGGAGATGACCGGGTCGCTGAAGCCGCCGACATGGCGACTGAGGCCGTCGACCGGCAGGTCGCCGCCATGGACGAGCTGGCGGCGGCGCTGGACCGGACCAGCACCGCGGTCGACGCGAACGCGGCCGCCGTCGACGACAACACTGCCGCGCTGGACGCTAACGCCGGGTCAGCTGACCGGGCCGGCGAGTCCGCGGTCGGATTCGGCGCCAAAGGCAAGATCGCGTTCCTGGCAGTCGCCGCCGCTGTCGCCTACTCGGTGGTGAAGGCGGCTGAGTACCAGTCCCAGATGACCACTCTGCTGACGCAAGCCGGAGTCGCCAGATCCCAGTTCGGGTTGCTGGAGTCCGGGGTGCTGAAACTCGCCGGGGTAGTCGGCTTCGCGCCGACGTCGCTCGCGCAAGCGCTGTACCACATCGAATCCGCGTTCCAGTCCAGCGGGATCACCGGCGCGAAAGCGCTCCAGCTGCTGAAGATCGGCGCGGAAGGCGCGGCGGTCGGCCATTCCGACCTGGTCGACACCGTCAACGCCCTCGACGCGATCATGGTCGCCGCGTTGCCTGGCATCCATTCGTACAGCCAGGCGATGGGTCAGGTTAACGCGATCATCGGCGCTGGCGACATGACGATGGAGGATTTCGCCAAAGCCGCCAGCACCGGGTTGTTCGCTGTCGCCAAGTCCTACGGCCAGAGCCTTACCCAAGTCGGCGCGGCGATCGCGGTCTTCGGCGACTCGAACATCCGGGGAGCTAAAGCTGCCACCGATCTGAGGATGGCCTGGCAAGCGGTCGGCGCTCCGCTGACCACCAGCAAGGCGATCCTGGCGTCGCTCGGGCTCCAGTACGACACGCTTGCCGACACGATGCGAAAGCACGGGCTGTCGGTTGCGATCGGCCAGTTCATCGACCATCTGAAGGCCGCGAAAGTTCCCATGAGCGAGTGGGGACAGCTGGAGACCGAAATATTCGGGAAGAGGGCCGGCGTCGGCATCGGGGTGCTGATCGGCCAGTTCAGCCGGCTGGAAGGCAAACTGCCGGACATCGAACGCGGGGCGCACAACTTCGGGTCAGCGTGGAACACCACCAACAAGACCTTGTCCCAGCAGTGGAAAGACCTGCGCGGCTCGATCGACGCGCTGACCGTCAGCTTCGGTGATGTGCTGTTGCCGGCGGTCACCAAGGTTGTGGGCTGGCTGGTCAAGCTGTTCAACACGATCGAACAGCACCCGCTGATCGCCAAACTCGCCGGCGCGCTGATCGCTCTCGCCGCGGTCACCGTCCTGGCGTCCGGGGCGATGGCCGGGCTGGCCGCCATCTCGGGAGCGATCATCCCGGCGCTGGTGATCGCCGCTGTCGTCGCCCTCGCGATCGGGTTGTACGAGCTTTATCACCACAGCAAGATGGTGCGAGACGCGCTGGCGGACGTCGCCCGGTTCTTCAAAGCAGCCTGGAACGACGCCGTCAAGACCGCCGGAGATGTGCTGCACTGGTTCGTCAGCGGGCCGCTGGCCTGGCTGAAAGCCCAGCTGGCGGTGTTCACCCAGTTCTGGCAGCAGCACGGCGCCCAGATCGAGCAGGTAGCCAAGCAAACCTGGGCGCTGATCTCGACGATCATCACCACCGCCTGGGATGCGATCAGCGGGTTCCTGAAAGCCGGCCTGAGTTACCTGCTGGCCATATGGAAAGCCAGCTGGGATTTCATCGTCGGCGTTATCAGGTTGGCCTGGAACCTGACCGGCCAGATCATCCATACCGCGATTCAGCTGATCCTCGGGATCATCGGAGTCGGCCTCGATCTGATGACCGGGCACTGGTCGAAAGCCGGTGACGATCTCCAGCACCTGACTTCAACGATCTTTGATGATGTCCGGCACATCATCGCGACGATCGTCGGCGGGTTCGCCCAGTTGCTGTTCAGCCTTGGCCAGCGGGCGATCGAAGGGCTGATCAACGGGATCAAGTCCATGTTCGGGGCGGCTGTCGGCGCGGTCGAAGACCTCGGCAAAGGCATCGTCTCCGGCATATCCAGCATCCTGCATATCCATTCACCGTCGAAGGTGATGGAAGAAATCGGGCAGGAAATCGGCGCCGGGCTGATCCAGGGGCTAGAAGGAACCGCCGCAGATGTCAAATCCGCAGCATCCAAACTGGCCAGCCTGATCACGCAAGCGCTGTCCGCTGGTGATATCGGCTACCAGCGGGCGACGTCGCTGACGGCCTACCTCGAGCGGGACAACACCCGGCTCCAGACGCTGGCCACCCAGCGGGCAGCGATCCTCAAGACGATCACCACCGCCGAAAACTACGCCACGTCGACCACCTCGAATGTGGAGTCGTGGGCCGGGCTGGCGAACAACACCGCGATCACCAGCGCCAGCAGCGCCGGCGGCGGACTGTACTCCGGAGACATCCTGGCGTCGATGCAAGCCAGCCTGACCACCATCCGCCAGTTCACCAGCGCGCTCAAGCAGCTGAAGAAACTCGGGCTGAACAACAACCTGCTGAACCAGATCATCCAGATGGGCCCCCAGCAAGGATTGCAGGTCGCGCAAGCGCTGATCGACGGCCCGGTGTCAGTGATCAAGTCGATGAACCAGACCCAGACGGCGATCAACTCGGCAGCCACCAGCCTTGGCCAGTCCGCCGCCGACGCCATGTACGACAGCGGGAAAGACGCCGGCAAAGGGTTCCTGAGCGGGCTCGAAGGCCAGCAGGCGGCGATCGAGAAGCTGATGGAGAAGATCGCCAAGGGCATGGTGTCGACGATCAAACGCGAACTCGGGATCCGGTCCCCGTCGACAGTCGGGCACTATCACGGGCTGATGTGGGCCGCCGGGATCGCCGCCGGGATGAAAGACGGCGAGCCGATGATCGACGCGGCCGGCAAGCAGCTGGCGCTGGCGATGGGACACCAGCCCGGTCCGATGCTGACCGCTGCCGCCAACAGCGGCGCTGGCGGGGACACCTGGCATGTGCAGCTGACGGTCAACGGGTTCGTCGGCAACAACCAGGAGCTTCTGCGCGAGCTCACGCTGCTGATCCAGAAAGGGATCCTCCAGCAAGCGAAACGAAACGGCGGCAACAACCTGTCGCTGGCCGCCGGCCGGTACACCTGATCGCACCAGGACAGGGGGTGACGCACGTTGGTCGCCCTGGTTGACAGCTGGTCCGGCGGGATGGTCCGGCCTGCCGCCGGACAGTTCGGGCTCCCGGGCCCGGCGTGCCAGTCAGCGACCAGCGCGATAGCGAACACCGGCGACCCGGGTAACTGGATGGTCGTGCTGTGTGTCTGGCGGATCACGTCTGCGCTGGATACGACGATAGCCGTCGGCGACGACGCCGAGAACTTGTGGGAACCGCTCGGCGCCCCGAACGGCACCAGCACAGCCACCGGGTTGACGCGCTGTTCGATCTGGGCGGCCGCCAGCCCGCGCCCGGCCGCCAACATCTATGTCGCGCCGAACGGGTACACCGGCGGGATCTCGTTCCTGGCCGTTGAACTGTCCGGCTTGTCGCCATGGCAGACGCTGGCTGGCATCATCACCGGCTACGCCGGCGCAGCCACCGCGTTGTCGCTCGCGTTGCCGGCGCCGTCCGCGCAAGCGCTGTTCTTGACCTGCGCCGGCGGGGACTTGAACACCGGCACCGTCAGCGGCCCTGGAGCGGGCTGGACCGCGCTGCCTTCGGTTTCGTTCACGAACGGGTCTGACTACACGTCAGACACGTTCCTGGAATCTGCCTGGCAGGTGTCCAGCGCGGCGGTGACCGCAGCCTGGTCAGACACCGTCGCGAACGATCTGTCCGGTGTCCTCGCCGGGGTGCTGGTCACCGGCACCGCCCCCGCCGCCCCAGCCCAGAACTGGCCGCTGATCCGCTTCCAGGCCGGGTTCGGCGCCGGGGCTGCCACCCCGTGGGACACGGTCACCTGGACGGATCTGACCAGCCGGTACCAGGGGATGTCCGGCCAGTCCGGCAAACAATACGAGCTGGACACCATCCAGGCCGGGACCACCACCTGGACGCTGTCGAACAACGACGCCACGCTCACGCCCGGCAACCAGAACAGCGCCTACTGGCTGGGGGTCGCCGGCTGGAGCGTCACCGCCGGAACCGGCACGCTGGCGCCGTCCCAGCAGTATTCCTGGCTCGGGATGGCTACCGCCGTCTACACACCGGACGGGGTCACCAGCGGCGGGCATCCGGAAAGCTCGCGCACCGCGGTCATCACCGGCGACACTTACTCGGGCAGCGTGTGGGCGTATTCGCCGCAAGGCTGGTCGACATGCGCGGCGTTCATCAGCTGGTACAACTCCGGCGGCAGCCTGCTGTCCACCAGCACCGGCGCCAGCGCCAGCCTGAGCGCCGACCAGTGGACCCAGTTCACCGTCTCCGGCACCGCCCCCGCCAGCGCGGTGTACGGGACGATCGGGTTCATCACCAACGGCACCCCGCCGGTCAGCACCCGGTTCTGGCTGGCGGCCGCCATGCTGCTGTCACCAGCCGGCGCGATCTTGAACAGCAACTGGAACTTCAGCCAGGGCGCGCAAGCGTACACACCGGTCCGGCTGCTGGTCACCTGGCCGCCGCCGCCCGCTTTGAACGCCCGCACCTATGTGATCAAACGCGAGTTCATGGAACGCTGGCCGCAGGCTCTCACCCCGGCCCGCTACCAGATCGCGAACGCGGTCAGCACCGACGCCTGGGCGCTGCTGACGCCGTTGCTGCTGACGTTGCCGCGGGCAGAAATCCTGCAAGACGGCCCGAGCGCGTACTGGCCGCTAGATGACCTGACCGGGTCAGTCACCGGCCGGCAGATCGCGCCGACCAGCGTCGGCCCGATCCAGGTCGTCGCCTCCCGCAACGGCACCAGCACCGCCGCCGTCACCTTCGGCGTGTCAGCAGACGCCCTCGCCGGCGACCCGTCCGCAACCGGCTGGCAGCAATCCGCTCTCCCGGCCAGCGACACCGAAGGCTACAGCCTGTACACCGCCGACCAGCTGCTGCCGCCGCTGGCTGACGGCATCACGATCACCGGCTGGTTCAACATGCTCGCCAGCCAGCCGACCGGCGCGAACCTGGGGCTGATCACCGTCCGGAACGGCAAAGGCACCGTCGCGGAAGTGTTCGTCACCCAGTCCACCGGCGACATCAAGATGATCGTCTTCGACAAGATCACCGGGACCGGGACGACGACGACGATCACCACCTTGCCGGCGCTGACCGGCAACTGGTTCCATGTCGCGCTCGAGCTCACGCCCGCCAGCTGGCAGGTTTACATCAACGCCGGCCAGACCGCCTCCGGATCCGGCACTGCGAACCTGGCCAGCACCAGCTACTGGCTGTGTTTCGACGGCATCGCCGACCGGTCTTACGGCGGGTCGTTCTTCAACGGGATCCTGGCCAGCCTGGTAGTCTTCCCGGTGCTGTTGCCGGTGTCCCGGTTGCAGTCGCACTGGTTCGCGTTCATCGACGGCGCATCCAGCGACCCGGCCGGATACCGGATCGAACGGCTGCTCGGCGCCGGGTTGTGCGCGTTCCCGCGGCTGATCGCCCAGAACGGTGACGAGATGACCGGCGCGCTGGACATCTCCGGCCAGGCCGTGTCCCAGAACGTGGCGAACATCGCCGAATCAGACTCCGGGATCTTGCTGGTCAACAGCGCCGGCTATCTGGTGTACCAGTACCGTCAGAACGCCTGGAACCTGCCGGTGCAGCAGGTCCTGGGCGAGCAAGTCGCCAGCCAGCTGAACGTCAACAGCAACTTCAACACCGGTGTCTCTCCCTGGACCGGCGGGAACAGCGCCACCGTCGCGGTCTCGTCCGCGTGGGCGTACTCCGGGTTGTTCTCGCTGGTGATGAACGGCAACGGGAGCACCGCGAACCCGGGAGCGTTGTCCGAGCAGACAATCCCGGTCACCGCAGGCACCGCGTACACCGCCAGCGCGTGGGTTTACTCGCCGCAAGGCTGGTCCGCAGTCCAGGTGTGCATCGACTGGTACAACTCCAGCCACACCTACCTGGGCGGCGTGTTCCCGTCGCCGTCCAGCTTGCCCGCCGGCGGGATGACCCAGCTGACCGCCAGCGGGCAAGCGCCCGCCAGCGCCGCGTACGCCGAGATCATCATTCAGATGGCCGGCACCCCGGCCAGCACCGTCCAGCTGTTCATCGACATGGCCGAACTCACCACCAGCTACACCGAACAGCCGTATCTGGCGGATGCGACGTTCGACTATGACCCGAGCCAGGTGTTCAACGACCTGACGCTGGACCAGCTCGCCGCCCCCGCGTACCTGCAATGGTCGTTCACGGCGTCGACGACCAGCAGCGAGTTCTTCGCGGTCGGGTTCAGCTTCAGCGACGGCCAGCAAGTGCTGCTGTCCGGCACGTCGCTGCCAGGCGGTTTCACCGCCGGCGTCATCTACTACGTGATCAACGTGTCAGCGAACAGTTTCCAGCTGTCGGCCACCAGCGGCGGGACGGCGATCACCGTCACTTCAGACGGCTCCGGCACGGTCGCCGGGTTCAGCCCGGCGACCGGGGTGACGATCACGCTGGCCAGCCCGGCGTCGATCGCCGCCTACGGCGACCAGACGCTCCAGCAGACGGTGTACCAGCTGAATCCGGTGACGATCACCGACCTGGCGAACTGGATCGTCAACACCCTCGGCACCCCCGGTATCCGGATCGACCAGCTGACGCTGGACCCGTCCGCGAACCCGCTGCTGTGGCCGGTGGTCCTGGCGCTCCAGACCAGCCAGGTGGTGCTGGCGAAACGCCGGCTCGGATCCGGCACCGAATCCCCGCCCGAGATCGACTTGCAACAGCAGATCATGTCGGTCGCCCATTCGAACCAGCCCGGTGTCTGGCGGACGACGATCGGGGGAGTGCCGTACTACGGCCAGATCCTGACTCTGGACGACCCGGTCCTCGGTGTCCTGGACGGAAACAACCGGCTCGGCTGGTGATCACAGGAAGGCGGTCACGTCGTGCCGTTGCCGCCTTACCCGAACCAGCCCGCTCTCGGGACCTGGAGCCCGGGAGAACAGCTGTGGACCGCGAACCTGAACGCTGACCCGGGGAACACGCTGCTGCTGCTGGCGAACCGGCCGGTACTGGCCGCCAGCCAGCTGACCACCGGCCAGTCGATGGGCACCAGCGACACCGGCATCCAGCTGGACACCGAATTCCTGGACGCCTGGAGCGGGCACACCCCGGGCAGCAGCCAGTACCAGGTGCCGTTCTGGGGCTGGTACCTGTCTGAACTGACCGCTGAGTATTCGACGCTCGCGGCGACGACCGCCGCGGTCGCCGGCATCCAGACCGTCTCAAGCGGTCTGGCGGCCAACCGGGACGGCGGGAAAGCCTGCGGCAACGGCTCCGGCGCGATCGGGGTCACCGCTGCTGAATTGTCGCTGTGCAACCCGGCGTTCAACGACTATCTGGAGCCGTACGGGTCAGCTACCGTCGCGACAGACCTGACCACCGGCGCCGCCTCCGGAGCCCGGTTCAAAACTGAATGGGTCGGCGTTCAGGACGGGACGGTTGTCACCAGCCCGCAGCCGGCGGCGCTGTGGCCGCCCGGGGCCGGGACGACGATCACCAACTCGGGCGGCATCCCGGCCGGTGCTACGTCGATGACGGTAGCCAGCGCAACCGGGATGATCACCGGCGGAAGCCTGGGCCTGGATTACCTGAACGGAGCCCAGACGTCCGCTGGCGCCGAGACCGTGACGATCACCAGCGTCACCGGCCTGACCATCGGCATCTCGGCCACCAGCTATCCGCATAACCAGAACGCTCCTGTCGCCGTCCCGGTATCCGGCGCCTGGATGAACCAGCAAGTCAGAGACATATCGAACTTCCTGCTGTATCCGCCGATGGCGAACCTGAACACTTCCGGAACGTCCGCGACTTTGGGCAGCGGGACCGCCGCGCCGGTCACGTTCACCACCGCCGTCGTCGACTCGTTCTCAGGCTGGAACAGCGCCACCGAATACGTCTTCCCGGTCAGCGGCGTGTATTACTGCTTCGGCCAGGTGTATCTGACGACGCACGCCAGCTACCAGCTCGGAGCCGCCCTCTCGGTCAGCGGCGGAACCCCGATGTACGGCACTGTCCAGCGGAACCAGTCGTCGACGTCGAACTACATGTGCGCCACCGTCCGGCGGCACCTGCGAGTCACCGCCGGCCAGAACGTCCAGCTGTACGGCTACCAGAACTCGGGCAGCGCCCTGGCGCTGATGGGCTCAGGCAACGCTTACTGCAAGCTGATCGTCGTCTGGAGAGGTTTCTAGATGGCTACCTGGCCGGCGCCGGATGTGCCGTTCTTCCCGGCCGGGTACGCGCCGTCAGCCGCCGACTTCGCCAGCTGGTGGATGAACAACGCCGGCTTCCACCAGAACAAGGTCGTGTTCCGCGGATCTCAGACGGTGACCGCGACGACGCTGCCGGACACTGAAGCGATCACGCTGATCAAGCTGGACACCATCAGCGAAGATCCGTACTCGGGCTGGAACGCCAGCACCTGGGCCTGGACTCCGCCCGCCGGGTACTCAGGCTGGTACGAGATCACCGGCACGCTCGCCACTGTCGCGCTCGCGTCAGGGGATGCGATCCGGCCGTTGCTGACCGGCACCTACACCCTGGATCTGGCGACCACCGTAGGAGCCACCAGCGTCCCGGCCGGGTCGGAAGGGTACGCGTGCGTGTACCTGGTCGGCGGGCAGGACACCGTCTCGCTGTCCGGCGCCTTGTACGCCGCCACCGCGAACGTGAACACCTCGATCGCCGCCGGTAACCAGTCCAGCCTTGAAATCGTCTGGCTCGCGCTCTGATCACCAAACCAACGGCCCGGGGGTGAGCAAGTGAGCGCCAGCTACAACATCGTCGTCGACCAGGGCGCGACGATCGACCGGGTTTTCACCTGGTATCAGGCTGACGGGGTCACCCCGGTCAACCTGACTGGCTTCTCAGCGCACATGCAAGTCCGGTCATCCGCCGGCGGGACGCTGCTGGCTGACTTGTCCACCGCCGAAGGCCAGATCAGCCTTGGCGAAGCCGCCGGGACGATCACGCTGAACGTGGCCGCCGCGGTCACCGCCGGATGGACCTTCGGCGGCGGTGTGTACGACCTCCAGCTGACGGACCCGCTCGGGAACGTCACCACCTTGCTGGCCGGATTGTTCACCGTCAACCCGGCTGTCACCACCTCCTGACCCGTCTCCTGCCGGAAACGCCGCGCAGGCACCCCTTCAACCAATCAAGGAGATAGCCATGTCTCAGGCACGCGCTTACCGCGTCGGCGTTTTCGACACTTCTACCTGGAACGCGACCGGCGCCACCGTCACCACCACGTCGACGACCGCGCCGACGCCGATCCTGACCGCCGCCACCCCGGCAACCGGGACCGCCGACATCTCCCGGATCGGGATTTCGTGCCTCGGCGCGTCGTCGTTCCCGTCCAACGCCTCGTTCACCGCCATCCTGGCGATCTTCACCGGCACCGTCTCGGGCGGCAACGCGGCCACCCCCGAGCCGACCGGCGCGGTCACCCTCGCGGCCAACACCACGTTCCTGACCGCGGGCGGCGCGTCGGCGGCGGCCATCTCGGTCGCGTCGCTGGCGCTGACCCAGGTGCTGTGGACCCAGTCGTTCCCGTTCACCGCCGGCGCCAACTGGGCGGAATGGGTCACGCCGGGGCTGGAGTTGCATGTCCCGATCTCCGCCAAGTTCGGGTTGTTCCTCACCGAGTCGTCGGCCGGGTCCGGGACGACGTTCGGCGGCGAGCTCAACTTCACCGAATGACCCCGGTCCTCCCGGGTGCCAGGCCCGCGCCTGGCACCCGGGAAGACAGTGATGCGGAGGCAGCGTGACCACCTACCGGCTGATGGACGGCGTCGCCGGACGGCCCGGAGTCGGTTCCTCCGGCACGCAGCCGCCGTCGTCGCCGACTGCTTACGCGGGCCCGTTCCAGGCCGGGACGGTGTTCTTCGTCACCCAGGGCGGCATGTGGCTGGAAGGGTACTGGTGGTGGTGCCCGGCCGGCGGGGACACCGGGGCGCAGAAGTTCTGCCTGTGGCAGCTGACGGCGGTCGGGTCGGTCGCCGGGACGCTCGTCCCGGACTCGGAGGTCACTTCCGGGACGCTCACCGCCGGCGCCTGGAACTATGTGCCGCTCGCCAGCCCGATCCAGCTGTCGATCGGCTACGCCGGCAGCATGTACGTCGCGGCGACCGGCTGGACGTCGGTCAACGGCTTCCCGGACACCCACAGCCAGTTCGCTTCCGGAGATCCTTACTCGGCCGGGATCACCAACGGCCCGCTTCAGTGCTGGGGTGATGACAGCGCCGGCGGCACGTATCACGGGATCGCCGACAGCTATCAGGGGTTGTTCGGCACCGGGAACACCGGCGGGGCGGCCGACCCGGCTTTGAACATGCCAGACGCCGGATCGAGCTCCAGCAATTTCTGGATCGACGTGTCGGTGGCCGACACCGCCCCGGCCGGCTACGCGGGCAGTTACCGGATCTGGCCTGACAAATACGACGTCGCCACCACTTCAACCGGCATCGACCTGAATGACCCGTACATCCTCGGCACCGAATTCACTCTCTCGCAGGCCTGCACGCTGGACAACCTGTGGTTCTATTCCCCGCCTACAGCCACCCAGCTGCCGACCCAGTGCGCGATCTGGGACGTGAACACCCAGACGATGGTCGCCGGGACGTTGCAAACCTCGCCGTCATGGTCAGGTGCCGCAGGATCGGGCTGGGTCTCGGCGCCTTACTCTGGTGTCACGTTGCCCGCCGGGGATTACAAAGCTTCCGTGTGGAATGCCGCAGCCCCGGGCAGCGGCACCGGCTGGAACAATTACGCCATCGGCTATTTCACCAGCCTGGACGGCCAGAACGGCATCACCACCGGACCGGTCACCGTCCCGGACGCGGCGGCCGCGACCAGCCCCGGCCAGTCCACCTACCAGACCAGCAGCGCCAGCTTCCTGTACCCGGATCAGTACGTGGCCACCGAAGGCCAGTCGTACTGGGTCGACCCTGAAGTCACTCCGGTGACTGCGGCCGCCCCGGCGGTGGTCTATTCGATGCGAATGATGCCCTGACCTGTGACTTCTTACATAACCGGCCTCGCCGGCACACCGGGTCCCGGATGGTTCACCGACAACAACGGGCAGCCGAAATTGTGGGTGGCTACCGAAACGTGGGGGCTGCCAGTCAACGCAGGCGAATGGAACGGCTCCGGCGGCGGCACGTTCGAGCAGGACTACGACAACTTTTTCTCCGAGCGCGCCGCCCAGGGGTTCACTGTCTGCATGACCGACCCGGTCTGGGCGGCGACGGGCTCGGGGGCTGCCAGCGTCAACGGGAACACCTGGGACGGCGTCACCCCGCTGGCCGGCGGCAGCCATGACCCGTCGTCAGCCGGGCTGAACGCCACGTTCTGGGACCGTATCGACTACATGCTTTCCAGCGCCGCGGCTAACGGCATCACTGTCGGCCTGACCGTCGCTAACATCGGCGACGACGTGGAATCCGGCCAGTGGCAGGACTCCTGGACCGGTACCCAGTGGGAAGACTGGGGGGCGCTTGTCGGGGCCCGGTACGCCAGCACCCCGAATCTGGTCTGGCTGGCCGGCAACGACATGTTCTCCCCGTATTCCGACTCGATCCTGGACGCTGTTTACGGCGGTGTCGTCGGGGCGGGCGCGGGGCAGATGTGGTCGGCGTGGTACAACGCCGAATGCACCAGCCGCTTCGTCACCGACACCGCCGAAGCTGAAGGCTGGGGCACTGACTACGCGGCGTTCAACTTCTGCTACAGCTACAACGCCGGGTACTGGATCATCGAATACGCCTACCTCGAGGTGGCTGACGAGGACGCGGCGAGCTTGCTGCCGGTCACCTGGGGCGACGGGTACTTCTACCAGGGCGGCTCTGGTGATGGCTACGACTCGACCTATGACCGGGCGCTGCGGCAGGAATGGTGGTGGACGCTCGCCAGCGGCTCGCGCGGTGTCTTGGGCGAGGCAGAGAACGTGTACCCGTGGTCGGCGTCGTCATGCCCTGGCGCGGTGACCGGAAACTGGTTCTTCGCGAACAACGCCGCGAATATCGTCTCGGCGTTCACCAGCCTGAGCGGGTGGCACAAGCTGATCCCGGACACCTCCAGCGCGCTGGTGACCGCGGGGCGCGGCACCCGGGTCAGCGGCCTGACGTCGGGCGGCAGCGGCGGTTCTTACGAGCCGGCGTTCACCAACAGCTACGTCGCCGCGTCCCGATCCCCGGACGGCACCCTCGCGGTGCTGTACCTGCCCGCTCACACCACGGTGACGATCAACCAGTCGCTGCTGGTGCCCGGGTACTCGGCTACCTGGATCGACCCGGTCTCGGGAGCGAGAACCGCCGCCACCCCGGGCAGCACGTACAACTCCACCGCGAAGGGAACTAACTCGCAGGGCGACCCGGACTGGGTGCTGACGTTCCAGGGCGCTGTTCCTGCGGCAACGGTGCCTCCGGTGTACTCCATGCGACGGTGCTAACCAGGACGGGAGTTTCATGAGCGACCGGCCGCCAGCCCGTCTCGAGGACCGGCAGGTGCCGTTGTGGCAGGCTGCGCTTGGTGCCGGCCGCCAGCGGCTAGCGCGCAGGCACGCCACCCGCGTGACACAGCAACCGCATTCCCGGGTGATGCCCGCGGCGGTGCGGCGCTACTGGAAAGACGCAGCCCGGGACCTGGCGGCCGCCGGCGCTGTCGTGCTGCTGCTGGTGCAGGTCCTCGGCGTGGCGGCGCAGATCCCGCCGTCGTCGCAATGGCCGTCGCCGGCGTCGCCGCCGGTGCAGATCTGCGGCAACTCGTCTGTCCTCGACGGGCCGTCTTCGCCGCCGGCCGGGGCGGTCACCGTCCCGGCCGGAGACAACTCCAGCTTGTTCGACAGCCCGCTCGCCGCGAACACAACATACTGGTTCGCTCCCGGCACCCACACTTTCACCGCCGGCACCTACGGCGCGTTCTCGTCGATCCCCGTCGAAAACAACGACGTTCTCACCGGCGGCCCCGGGGCGATCATAGACGGAGAGAACTTCAACTATGAAGCTGTCGACAACCCCAGCGCCTCAGATGTGACGATCGAATACCTGACTTTCCAGAACTTCCACACTCCCGGCGGGCAGGGCGCGGTCTACGGGTACACGGGTTACACCGTGGAATACGACACTATCCAGGACACGATCCCGGGCAGCGGGCTTTACCTCGGCAGCGACGACGTCGCTGAATACAACTGCCTGACCGAGAACGGGCAGCAAGGCTTCGGCGCGTACGGCACTCAGGACACCAGCTCGCTGACCGGCGGGGTGCAGAACGTCACCGTCGACTACAACGAGATCTCTTACAACAACCAGTGCAACTGGGAAGACTTCGCCGGTTTTCCTATCACGCCGCCCGCCGGCTGCGCCGGGGCCGGGCAGTTCTCGGGCTGTGGCTGCGCTGGCGCCGGCAAATTCTGGGAAACCTACGTGTCCTATTTCGAGGGCAACTACGTCCATAACGATTATGACAACGGGCCGTGGTGGGACACCGACAACACCGGCATGACCGTGACCGGGAACTATATCGCTGGTGAGTACGGCGCCGGCGTGACGATGGAAATCGGTTACAACGGTTACATAGCTGACAACACGTTCATAGACGACACATGGGGTGTCGGGCCGATCAACCCTGGTTTCCCTACCTCCGCGATCTACATTAACGCGTCCGGGTCTGACAGCCGTGTCTCCGGCCCTTACGGCAGCGGGTTCGACATCACCGGCAACTCTTTTATCAACGACTGGTCCGGCGTGGTCTTGTACGAGACCGCGGACCGGTTCTGCGGGTCAATCGCCAACACCAGCACCGGGGACTGCACGCTGGTCAACCCGTCCGCGAACATACGAACTTGCGGGCAGCCGACTCCGGTGTCACCAAGCGCCCCGGCCGGCCCGGCAGGGCCAGCCCCCGGACGAGGCCGCACAGGCACTTCCCGCGGCGCTCCTGCGAGAGCCGGCCGCGGCGGGCGGGCGGCGGGACAGAACTTCACCCCGCTGATCGACTACCAGCCGTATTACTCTGACTGCCGGTGGAAAACCCAGAACGTGTCAGTCACGGGTAACTTGTTCGCTTACGACCCGTCTGACATCCCGGACTGCACCGTCGCGCTGTATTGCGGGTTCAACGGCTTGTTCTCGAACTATGGCATCACCCCGCCTTATCTCGGCTACGCGGTGGCGAACACCATCACCTACAGCCAGAACAACTTGTTCTCGGGCAACACCTACTGCGGGCCATGGCAGTTCGATCCTTACATCCAGGGCAGCGACGAGACTTTCGCGACCTGGCAGGCGTCTCCGTATAACCAGGACCCGGGCAGCACCCTGAACAGCGCGGCGTGCTCGGCGATCATGCAGCAGACGGCCGGGCGGTCTGCGGGCCCGGCGCCGGTGACGATCCCTGTCCGCATCGGCCGCAAGTAAGGCACACCTGTGACCTCCTACAACACCGGGGCTACCGCCAGCGCTAGCACCGCGGCCAGCGTCGCGATCACCATCCCGTCCGGGGTGCTGGCCGGCGACGTGATGTTCATGTGCCTCAACGTGTTCACCGAGACCGGCACCGCCCCGTCGATCTCGTTCTCCGGAGCTGGCGGCTCATGGACGCTTGTCCCGGTCACAGCCGGCGCTAACCCGGAAGTCGCGAACAGCGGCTCGATCTGGAACTACGGCTACACCTACTACCGGGTAGCTACCTCCGGGGACCCGGGCGCGACTTTGACGATCACCGAATCCGGGTCGTCCGCGTCGACGACCTGGTTCGCGGTCGCGATCGCGTCTTACACCAGCGCGAGCACCACCGCGCCGGTCGACGTCGCCGGCGGGACTGAGACTGCGGCTGTGGTCACCACCATCGCCTGCCCGTCGCTGAACACCGTCGTCAACAACGACTGGGGCATCTACCTCGGCGGCGGCGGCGTCGGCACCGGTTCGACCTGGACAGGGCCCGCCACGCAACGGCAAAGCGTCGTCTCCGTCAGCGCTGGCATCGGCGCGGCGATCAGCGACAGCAACGGCCCGGTCGCAGCCGGGTCGTCCATCGGCGGCGGCAACTTCACCACCAGCAACGGCAGCACCACGAACTATCTGACCGCGTTCACTGTCGGGCTGGCGCCCCCGTCAGTGACCGGCCCGCCGCTAGGCCAGCAGTACATGGGAAACGCGCCGGCGGTGATCGTAACCGGGGCCGGCTGGAGAGGCGCGTCGCACAGCCGCTGACTAGCCCGGAGGGGAGCGCTCGCCCATGGCGGTCTCCGAAGTCGGCACCCCGGCCGCGACGGTTTACACGACCACCAACGGCACCAACACGCCGACGCTGGCCTGGTCCGGTTCACAGCCGCGCACCGCCGGAGACCTGCTTGTCCTGACCGTCACCGCCGCGGCGACAACCTCCGTCACCGCCCCGTCGACGCCGTCAGGCTGGACCGCCGGCCCGGCGGGCGGGAACACCGGCACCACCCCGCACGCCTACACCGCGATCTTCTGGAAGATCGCCACCGGATCTGATTCGGTGCCGTCGATTTCGGTGACCACCAGCGGGACGACCCGCTGCGGGTTCACCCTGCTCGAGTTCACCGGAGTCAACCAGGCCAGCCCGGTCGACACATCCGGCACCTTCGGCTCCGGGTCGAGCTCGGCGACGATCGCGTCTATCACCGTCACGACCAGCGGGAACGTCACCCTCCCTGACGAGTACGCGATAGCGTGTTTCGCCCGCGAGCAAGCCACCGCGGCGACGATGCCGGCCTGGACCCCCGGCAGCGGCTGGTCGAACCTCTCTAACGACGGCTCGACATCTAGCCGTGACCACAACGCGGTCGACACCTACAGCAACCCGCCGTCCGGCTCTGCCTTGTCTGACGCGGCGACGATGACCAGCGCCGCCACCGCGTACTCCGCCGCCTCGATCATGGTGATCGCGACAGCGGTCGGCAACGTCGGCCCGGCGCTGACCGGGCTGAACCAGGCTGTAGGCACCCGGGTTGTGCTGGTCCGCACCGGCTTGCCGATGACGTCGCTGATTCCGCCAGCGCCGGCGGCACCGCCAGCGCCAGCGCCGTTGTACCCGCAAACCAGGCCCGCTGGACGGCTGCGCGGGCTGCCGCCGCGCGGCATCGTCCGCGGCGTCGCCGGAGCCGCCCTGGTCGTCGGTGTCCTCGGCCCGCCGGCCCGCCCGCTGCATTCTCCGGTCACGGCCGGGATCCCGAACCCGGCCGCCGGGCAGCAAACCAGACTGCCGTCAGCGGGCCGGGTGTACAGCCACGCCGGCACACGTCAAAACACCGGGCCGCCTGCCCCCGCGCTGCACCGCCCGGTCAGCGCGCCTGCCCGGCCGTTGCCGCCGCGCGGCATGTCCCGCAGCCAGCCCGGGTCGCGAGAAAACACCGGCCCGGCAGTCCTGCCGTCGCGCAGGCCTGCGCGCGCCCAGCTAGCGTTCCCTGTCCGGCGCGGACGGTCTCAGGCAACTCCGGTACAGCCGCCAGCGCCGCCGGTCACCCCGCCGCCGCTGACCCCGTTGCGCGCCCCGGTGCGAGCCCGGCTGCCGCAGCCGTTGCGCGGCTGCACACTGACCATGGTCGGGCTGCCCGGGCAGGCGCTGCCCGTCCCGGCGCCGCTGACGCCGTTGCGCAGCCCGGTCCGGGCTGCCGGGCTGCCGCCGGCGTTGCACGGCCGGGCCGCGACCATGGCGGCGCTGCCAGTCCCGGCCGCGCCCGCTGCCGGAGCTCCGCTGCCGCCGAAGACGACGCCGTGGCGGGCGGTCATCCCGGCCGCGGCCAGAGGCGGCACCGCCCGCGGCAGCGCCGGCGCCTACCAGGGCACCGGACTGCCGCAGGCCCCGCTCAGCCAGCCAGCCGGCGTCCAGGTCGTCATCGTCCGCGAAGGCAGCGTCCAGACCTCCGGGCCGTACGCGCCGTCTGCCGCGCCGCCGGTCACCCCGGCGCCGTTGTACCCGCTGACCCAGCCGGCGCGGGCCCGGCTGCTGAAGCCGCCGCCCGGGCGGGCCGCGACGATGGCCCCGCTGGTCGTCACCCCGGTCACCCCGGCGTCCGGGCCGCCGCTGACGCCGTTGCGCGCCCCGGTGCGGGCTGCCTGGCCGGCCAGAGTCCGCGGCGGCCGGGGTTACGGCTCGCGCGGCATCCGGGCACAAACCGGGCCGTCGCCGCGGCCGCTCACCAGCCCGGTCACCGTCTCTCATGCGCTGCCGCCGGCTGGCCACATCCAGCGGGCCAGCCCGCCGCAGCAAGCGCCAGCCCCGCCGCAGCTAGCGCCGGCGTATCCGCTGCGATCCCCTGCGCGGGCGGTCATCCCGCCGCGGCCTCGAGCTGGTTACGCCCGCAGCCTGCGCGGCGTGCCCGAAAGCACCGGCCCGGTCCTGCGGCCGGCTGCCGGCCCGGTCACCAGCCGCCAGCCGTTGCCGCCGCGCGGCCAGATCTGGCACAGCATCCCGCCGCCGCCGGTTTTCATACCGCCCGCGTCCGGGCCGCCGCTGACCCCGTTGCGCACCCCGGTCCGGGCGCCGGTGCCGGCCCGTCCCCGCGGCGGGACCGTTCACGGTCTGCGCGGCGTCTACGAAAGCACCGGCTCGCCGGCCAGGCCGCTCACCAGCCCGGTACGGCCGCCGGTTCTGCCGACGTTCAGCAAAGGCCGGGCACAGCACCTCGCCGGCGTCTACGACAGCACCGGCGGCCCGGTGCCGCCGTTGCGGCAGCCGGTCCGCGCTCGCCAGCCGTTGCCGCCCGCAGGCCGTCAGCTGGTCACCCCGGCGTACGTGCCGCCGGTCGTGCCACCCGGCCGGATCCCGGACACCTGCACGCTGGTAGTCGCCGCCGAAACCAGCTATCAGGCTGTCCCCGGCGCCGGTGACCAGATCGCCGTGACCACCGTCACTTACCAGATCGGGGAAGACTGCCCGCAGCCAGCGGTAATCACCGTCGACGGGCAGGTCACCGCCGGCGACGTCCCCGGCCAGGTCCAGGTTTTCACCTATCAGGCTCAGCGGCAGATCACCGTACCGGGCAACAGCTGACCAGACATCAGACGAGGGAAGGGGGCCTGGTCCCGTTGATACACCAGCTGGCCGGCGTCATCACCACAAGCCAGATCCCGTGGCTGGAGATCGTCGCCTGGGGCAGCCCTCTGGTGATCGCGTGCACCGGTGCTGTCGTCGTCGGGTTGAAAGCCTTGTACCGGCTGGCGTCGACGAACCAGCGGTCAGCCACCGCGCAGGAAGGCACTGCGAAAGCGTTGCAAGAACTGTCGGAACGGTTCGCGAACTTCGCTGACGAAGTGCAGAAGAAGCAATCCGAAACGGATAGTCGTCTGGCTGTGATCGAGTACGCCCGCGATCACGGATGGAGATCCCAGACCGGGAGAACGCGGGAGGGCCAGTGAGCCGGGTTCTGAAGCTTCGGATTCCGACGCTGCCCGCCGATCCGGCTGTCCGGGCGGTGGTGCTGGTCGCCGCGGCGTGCGTGCTGGTGCTGGCGATCGCCGGCGGGTCGATCGCCGGCAGCTATGTGCTGACGTTGCACCAGATCGCCGTCAACAACACGAACATGGCGGCCGCGCATCACCAGCAGCAGGTGACAACGGCGGCGAACCAGCGCCGGCAAGAGATCGGGGCGTGCCGCCAGTTCGGCGGCCTGGTCGAATCAATCGTCCAGGCCAACGACGACACCCGGCATGCGGTGAAAGCGAGCCACAGCTTCGGCCAGCTGTTCTCGCTCGCTGTCCAGCGCTATTACGCCCAAACCGGGTGCGCCCGGTTCTTCACCGTCGCAGGTGGCTGATGACCTCTGCCAGCCAGAAGACGGCTCCCGCATGACCAGCTACAACCCGGCCGCTGACCCGGTCCACGGCCACGGGTTCAACACCGCTGCCCGCTGGGGCGGCTGGTCCTGGAATGCGCCGTCCCGCGGCGAGCATTTCCGGCGGTGCTCTTTCTGCGGGTCGATCCATCCGGATGACCTGGCCGCCGAACCCGCCGGCACAGGATGCGGGCACCCGGGTTGCCCGGACCCGCACAGCCAGCTTGCGCGGGTCCATTTCCCGGTCGCCGGCCTGGCCGGCGACCGGCGGCATGTGTTCGTGGACACTGGCTGGCGGGCCAGCTGGGCGGACATGAAATACGGCTGGCCGCACAAGTTCTATGTCGAAGGGCTGGTCAACCGGGATCCGAGCAGCTTGTCGGTGATCGGGTCAGCCAGCGGCCCGCAAGCCCCGTCCTGGGCTGCCGGTGCCGGTGAACAGTGGGTTCCGGTCAGCCGGCTGACGCGCCAGCAACGGAAAACCGCCCGCGGTGAAGGGTATCTGCGGTCCGGTGACCAGGGCGGCTGGCTGTTGTTCGGGCACCGGAACACCCATTTCGCCAAGTTCTACACGATCCATCTGGCGGACCCGGCGATCGGCGAGCAGACCCGGGAGATCATCGCGCGGGTGAGCCGGCGCAGGCTGACGTTCGACGACGGGCTGGTCAGCTGGCAAGCGTACGCACCGCCGGAGACCAGCCCGTGACCGAGTTCACCGGGACGGCGAGCACCAGCGATCCGGCAGCCATCTGGATTATCTGGGGTTCCGGGCCGGATGATCCGCCGCCAGCGCCGGTGCCGGCTCGCCGGCCGCAGCACCCGGGCGGCCCGCCGGTGCTGGCCGCCCGCCGCGCACCGGATGGCGAACGGGTCCTGGCTGCGGTCAGCGCGTGAACCGGACCCGGATCCCGGTCCGGCCGGTGATCTTCGGTTTGTGCGACGGGGCCATGTCGATCCTGGGAGTCGTGTTCTATGCCGCCGGTCACGCCGGTGAGGTGTTCCCGGTCGCGTTGTCCGGCGGGCTGACGGCGGCGGTGTCGATGGCCGGCGGCCAGTGGCTGTCAGATTCAGACACCGGGCCGCTGGCAGCAGTCG